GAGCGAGTTCGTTGGAAGAACGAGGTTCTTGGATTTTGTAGGCCAAATTTCAAACTCAGGCCTGAGCTAGGAAAAAATAATATGACGGGTGCCAAAAACACCTTGAAGCTTTCGCACCTAAAGCCGAGGAAGAAACACGAAAGTGTCAAGGTTCTTCAGCAGGCTCTGAAGATTACCTCAGGATTGGTTTATTACGAGGCAGGCCACTACGACAACATGACCCAAAACGCGTTCGCCCGTTGGCAACGCCAAATCGGGTACGTCGGCGAAGATGCCAACGGAATCCCAAATCACTCCTCACTTTCCCGATTAGGGAGCCAGACAGGGCTATTTCAGATCGCATCTGAAAACTAGGGAATATATAATAAAACCAGATGAACAAGCGCCTAACTGACGAATGCGACAGCTGCGGCTCAGACATCCGTATCATACCAGCGCCAGGGCTGAGCACTGACCCAGAGCAGACTATGTCTGGCTATCGCCAGGTTGAAAACGGCTGGTGTCTAAATCTGTCTGGCGGCTACGCTGAGTTTACTGACGACTGCTTTGTAGAAAACAGTCCACTGCTGTACGTTGTGCTGTGTCACGACTGCTGCTTAAAAATCGCAAGGATGCTTCCTAATCTATTTCCGCCGGGAACTGGCACGCACCCTCCGCATACTGAAAATAATTCCGATGCGTCGTGCTGTGAGTTTAACTGGTCTATAGACTCGCATGGCTGCACAGTCGTCGGCGACGGCAAAGGCGGCTGGGTTGAACGCATTGCGCCATCAGGAGAAGTAATCTAGGGAAAATATAATTACCCTAAATCATAACGCAGGGTAAAGTCCTGTGTTATAATGACAGTATCCACAACGACATAGGAGACAGAAAATGAAAACCATTCCAGTCCAGTTACAACCGTTTATTGAAGCACGACGTGCTCGTGGAAAAACCACGCGCGACATTGTTCAGTTCATCGTAGATGCTACGGACGTTCCGCTCACTGCGCTTGAAGTAACAAATCTCGCAGCACAACTCAACGAACGAGTCTACGACTACAACTACATCACGAAGATTCTTCGAGAGCTTATTGTTGACGGGCTTGCAATTAGCCGAATTGAAACCGATCAAGAGCGAAGCACTAGATCTTACGGGCGTCTTGTGAAAGGTCACAACGCGACCTTATTCATTGGAACGTCAACGGGCCGCACGACAGTGCCGACACGCACGGTCGGTATTGCTGTCCCAGGCGTGGAGCTAGGCCAGAAGGTTGACGGGATCACCTACAGGTACAAGCACAAGACGAAAGCTGGAAAAAAGAAACGGGCTTCAACTCGTGTTCTGGTTTCCGGCCTGCCTAGCAAAACCACAGCGATGACGGGTGACGTTGCCGATCTTCTCGAGCAGCTGATTGCTGCACGAACAGCGAAGCTTCAATCGAAGCTTGATCGCATCACACGCATACTCGCCGAGTAAAAAGTTCCGGCCTGAGCTGGGCTTCCCCGTGTATGACGGGCAGGCCTGAGCTCGGATTGTATTTCATTAACGGGCACGTGTTATCGTGTACGAGTGATGTACAATTACGCGATGTACGTAGTCGAAGATCTAGAGCATTGCTTCATATCTGCGAATAAGGGTATCTACGATTTTGTCATTGACGACGAAGAATGCAAGAACTGTGGAATGGTTGTTGGCCCGTATGGCGACTCGTTCTTCCCATGCGTAATTCTCGTAGGTCAAGACGAAGGAGAGTCATGGCCGATCTGCGTTGAATGCGCCGCGCCATTGCTGTACCCACGAGAATGGATCGATGAACTAGACGTGTAGCCAGATAATTAGTACTATGCCCGTAGTACTAATTATTCTAAGGATGATACTATTTGCTTCATCGGGATCGCCAATATCTGACTTAGCCCCACCTGGTGGGAAAACTAAGGATGGTATAATGATCTCATACCCAAGCAATCCTGCCTGGGAGCGACGAAAGGACAAATAATGGAACAGCGCAAATGGTGTCTCCTCAAGGGGAGCGACGTTGGCCCGATGGGCCGTGGCCAAGCTGGCAAGAAGAAAGTATACGAGATCATCGTCTCGGACAACGTTCTTCGTTGCGAGTGGGGCATGGCTGAAAAGACCCAGCGTCAATCAAGCACTCGGGTGTTCACATCACACCAGTCAGCACGTGCCGCAGCCTACGAGAAGTTGTGGGCGAAGCAGGACCGCGGCTACACCGTGGCCTACGCTGTCTAAATAGACAGTGAAGTTCTGGAAGAGTGGGGGCTTCGGCCCCTGCTCTTTCTAAGGAAGATATAATGAACTCAACAACCTATACAAAAGGACAAAAACATGAGCAAAGTAAAAATTACGTGGAAAGCATTTGGAGATCATCCAGAAGCAAAACCACCACGCTTCGTGTCATCGGTGACATTCTCACCAGTGGCAGTTCTGGAAAGAGCAGACGCGATGGATATCTGCAACCAAGTCTTTCGTGACACCAACATGTACGAAGGCCCGCTGTGGAAAGTCATCGAGCCACTTCTTTCGCCATCACGCACGCACACAGCGCTGTCTGTCGGCGACGAAGTAGAAGTCGATGGAGTTACCTTCCGCTGCGAAAGCGCCGGCTGGTCAAAAATCAAATAAGGTTTGGTTCCAATAAATAATCGGAACCTGGTGGTCCTGGGCCTACGCCCAGCTAAGCAGGCGGCTCTCACGAAGTACGCGGGTGCAATCATGTCACGGCCTCACGGCCACGACTACGATTTGCAGAGTCGATTAGTAGAAGAGCATAGCGGCCACCGAATTCTCAGGAATATATAATGAACATACCAACAACAACAACAAAAGGACAAATGACATGGGCGACAGAGCAGTAATCGGATTCAAAGCGGACTCGGCAGCAGTGCCTGTGTTCCTCTATTCTCACTGGGGTGGAAGTGACAGGTACAAGGACGCGCAGCGAGCAATCACTGCGGCAGCCCCACGGTGGAACGACCACGCTTATGCGACACGCATCGGCATCTCACAAATCGTTGAGAACTACTGGGCAGAAGAAACTGGGTTCGGCATCAGCGCCGGCCACAATTCATTCAGCACACCAGACTACGATGACGTAATTCTCATCACGTGGGAAGACAAGTTAGTCGAGATCGTCAGCGCAGGTGACACCACAAAGGTTGCACAGACAATGACGTTCAAGCAGTTTCTGGATCAGACCTCCTGATCTAGAAACTAAGGAAGATATAATAGTCTTACAACCCACAACAACAAAAGGACAAAAACACAATGTCAACACAAATGAACATTCACGCCAATGACGGAGACAAGCTCTCAGTTGAGATCAAAGACTGGGGCACGTACATCTCAGTCACTTTCAACTATGGCCGCAACTCAGTCACGATGTATCCCAAGGACGGCGACACAAGCGTTGCTGTGCAAGTTCACGAAGTGCTCAAAGCGCTTAGCAATCCCGAGATGTCTTTCCCTGGCAAAAACTAGGGAAGATATAATAATCTCACAACCTACAACAAAAGGACAAAAATGACAACTGAGGTAAACACCAATGGCATTCACGTGGTCGGCAAAGCCGTCTACCTTGAATTCCGCAAAGGCACCAGCACAACGCAAGTTCTTCTGATGCCAGAAGGCATGGCGTCAAGCCATTCACTGGCACCACTAGCAATGTATCGTCGTCGCTTGAGCGTCATTCAGCCGAAGAAGACATGGCGACAAATCGCTTCAAGCGTGACGTCGGTATCGGCAAGCGCAGGTGGAGTGCGGACAGAGCAAGCAGCAATGAACTTGTTAGCGTTTGCTGACACACTGTTCCAAGGACTAGTCAAGAACGAATGGAAACTCTACAAAGAGCCAGTCGTCGTTGAAGTGACAGCCGAAGACTTGGAAGATGTGCGCCGAGCAAAGACTCCATACAAGACTCTTGGCCGAGTATGGAAAGCACGCAAGTTCCTAGGATTCCCTAAAGAATACTACGACTCAGTCGCACCAACTCCTCCATCCCCAGTAATCTAGGGATGATACAATGACTACACAACCTACAACTACAAAGGACACTAAATGACAACTACAACCTACGATGCACTATACCCTGGACTGACTAAGATACTCGTTAGCGCTGCAACCCAAGTGTTTGACACTGACGCTGCAAAGCAAATGGAGCGTATGACGACAGATGCAGGCAGGGCTTCAGCAGGACGAAGTGCCGCCCCAAAGAAGAAAGCAACAATGATCGAAGCAGACGCACTCATAGCCGGTGACAAGTTCAAGCGGCCTAATGGCGAGATGTACTACACTCGCAAGTGGGGCGAACACGACGATGTCATGGTGCTTCGCAAAGCTCGCGACATGAGCAGCTACATTCTGCTCTACGGTGCGCCGGGTTGCGGAAAGACTGCACTCGTTGAAGCAGCGTACTGCGATGAGCCGGGTGGCATGTACACTATTCTTGGCTCTGGCGATACTGAAGTCTCTGACTTAGTCGGTGGCTACGTTCAAACGCCAAGCGGTGGCTTCCTTTGGGAAGATGGCCCACTGCTCAAAGCAGCCGAAGCAGGTGGAGTACTGCTCATTGATGAGGTCGGACTTATTGACCCTAAGGTTCTATCCATTGTCTATGGACTTATGGATGGACGCCGTGAGTACACGGTAACTGCTAACCCGGAGCGTGGGACAGTGTCAGCGGCTGATGGCTTCTTTGTCATCGCAGCGACAAACCCCAATGCACCTGGCGTGCGACTCTCAGAAGCGTTGCTCTCGCGATTCATTATGCAGGCAGAGATGACAACTGACTGGGGACTCGCTCGCAAACTCGGTTGTCCTATTCCAATCGTGACAGCGGCACAGAATCTCGCCAAGAAGCAGCAATCATCTGAAGTATCGTGGGCACCACAGATGCGAGAGTTGCTCGGCTTCCGAGATCTTGCTAAAGAGTTTGGCACAAAGTTTGCGATCGCAAACCTTCTTGCTGCGGCTCCCGAGATGGATCGTCCCGTAGTGGCCGACGTCTTCACCAGAGTCTTCGGCGAGGAATGCCGACCTGCCAAGATCTAGGCAGGCACACTGGTCTGTGAGCCAGCCTTGAGTAGGTTGGGGCTGGCTCACTTTCAAGAATTCTAGGGATTGTATAATAATCACATACCTATAAACACAAAGGACAAACAATGACGCACATCAAATACAGGAAGACAACCAGGGCCGAGGCCACGCCTTCAGAGTGGCTCAGCGTTGGCTCACAGGTTGGCCAGTTGGCTAATATCTGGAGCACCCGCGGCGACCTCATCGGTTACGTAGGACCTGGCGCTGGTGGCATGGCCCCAGCTTGCTACACCCCAGCGACTGCCGAGGTGGAAGTCAACGTAGACGTTGCCTTCGGTAAAGGCGTCAACCCGAGCGACATCGGCGATCTTCGCGATCGAAAGAATCAATTTGAATGGCCAAAAGCTACAGGCGCGATCTTTCACGAAGCTCTTCACGCTCGCTTCTCTAACTGGGACATCGAGCAGGCTTACAAGGATCTGTCCCCTGCGGAGTTCAAAGCGCTTCTTCATCTTGAGGAAGGCCGCATTGAAAGCAATGGCGTAGCAATCCTTCCAGAGAATGCAGGGTTCCTCCGTGCATGCGCTCTCGAGATTGTGCTCGCTGACATCGCAGAGAACCCGATCGGTGAGTCAGACACTCGTGCAGCAGCAATGCTCGCAGCACTTACGATGGCTCGTGTTGACGCAGGAGTTCTAGAGCCTGAAGACATCACAGGCTTGACTGAAGTCATTGAGTCTAAGCTTGGCGCAGAGCGCCTTGCGCAACTACGTGGCTGCTGGCTTGCATCGCAAGAGTACACTCGCCACAACGACATCACTGGTCTTTACGATGTTGCTCGCGAATGGGTACGCATCGTTGAAGAAGCAGCCGAAGAGAATGGCGATCAACCTGGCGAAGAACCTGGCGAAGGCGGCGCTGGCGCAGGTGGCGACATCAGTGAGTTTGTCAAAGGCGCACTTGAAGCACTTCAAGAAGCAGCGGACTCTGCAGTGGTCGGCTCGTACGATCAACTCGTTGATCAACAAGAGATCGAAGAATGGCAGGCGGAAGCAAAAAGCCGTGCATCAGAATCTCAACAAGAGAAAGAGCACAAGGACATTGCCAATGAAGTATTTGGTCAAGGCACTGGGCCGATGGCCGATGCCAAGACAAACAGCCGACTTCTTGAATCACGAGTGCCTTCAAGCGAAGAACGTTCAGCAGCAGTGCTGGTCGCTAAGATGCTTGAGAAAGCAAAGTATCGCGACAGGGATGTAACTGAGGTACACTCAATTCTTCCTCCCGGCAGACTTCGCACTCGTGCGATGGTCCAAGGTGCGGCACTCAAGAGCAAAGGCATCATGACTCAAGTTGAGCCATGGCGCCGCACAGCGCGCAAGCACGTTGACGATCCAACACTTACGATTGGTGTGCTGGTTGACATCAGCGGTTCAATGGGTGAAGCGATGGAAGCGATGGCTACAACAGCGTGGGTCATGAGTGAAGCAGTGCGACGCGTGCAAGGTAGAGCAGCGATGGTCTACTTCGGCGAAGGAGTGTTCCCCACTCTGAAGCCAGGGCAACACCTTGACAAAGTCAATGTGTACACTGCGTCTGATGGAACTGAGAAGTTCACACGAGCATGGAAAGCGCTCGATGGATCGCTTCATTTGCTGAAAGGCACAGGCGCAAGAATGCTTGTTGTAGTGAGCGATGGTTGCTACACAGGCGTTGAGAATGCGAGCGCACGCAGGACACTTGTGGAGTGCGAGCGCAATGGCGTGGCAGTCTTGTGGCTACCGATCGATGATGGTCGCACGGCACGAGGCATCTGCCAAAGCACTACCTCGGCGGTCATGCTGCCGAACACGAAGTCGCCAGCACTGGTGGCTTCAGAGATCGGTAAGGCCGCAGCCCGAGCCCTCACGGCAGCAGGCTGATACCAAAGATCGTCCACCTGGGAAGTCCTGCTTTGTTTGTCCTTTGCAGGCTCCCGGGTGCGGCACCTCTCCCGGGTACGAATATAATCTAGGGATTGTATAATAACTACTACAAGGACACACAACGGAAGGACAACATGAAAGCTACGTACACACTCTCAAAAGAACACGACTATTCAAACTCGAGCCTCCCGTGGTACCGAAACCCGGACAACATCCCGGCGGACGAGCTCGAAGAAGCGGAAGCGCTATCGCGATCAATGTCAACGAGTGACAGCGAACACGAGTGGCGAATGCGTCACTACAAGTGGATGCGCATCGGCTACGGCTGGAGCGTCCGCTGCTACTATCCATGGTTCATGGATACACATGAAGATGGGATGCAGTTCATCCGCGGAATGTGCGATCATACTTGGGGTGAGCGAACCCAAGTTGGCGACAAGAATATCTACCTTGGCACCTACGAGTACGGCTACAACCACACGTGCTCAAAGTGTGACCACACAGAATATGTCAGAACATCATTCAACAACTACTCAGGAGACTAAAATGAAAGAACTTGAAACGCTAAGTGAAATCCAAGAAGCGATGGCTGTACTACTCCCAGGATCAAAGATCTACTTAGACAGGGAGAACTACGACGAGATCGTTATCCGCACTAAACGAATTGAGCCAGCAGATGGCCAACAACTCCACTCCACTTGGGAGATCATAGAGATGTATGAAGAAGAAGAGAATACAGAGCGCGTTCAATTCAGCATAACAATCACAGCACCAGCAGGGCCCGATGCGCATAAGTCAGCGTATGAAACTCTAGTGGAAATCTTGGAGCAAGACTCAATGTCAATGAGTAACTTCAACATAGAAACAATCAACTAACAAAGGAACAATCAACATGGCAAACATTCAAGTACTAAAGAAGATCAAAGTAGAACTTACAGCAGAAGAGCGTGAAGAGTTATTGACACGGTCGTACGGCATGTACACACAGTCAGGCAATCGACGTCTTGGAGAGATTATGGTAATGCGCTTCTCTCGTGGGATCGAGGTTATGAACTCAGATGACGACATCGCGAAACTCGTGCGAACAATTCAAGGCGCAGCGACACGCAACAAAAAGTTTGCGGAAGCAGACGACACGTCTGTTCGTGAGTCACTCGGTGCTACAATTGAAAGCCTCCTTGGCGCAGCAATCTAGGGATTGTATAATGATCTCATCAACACAAACCGAAAGGACAACGCAATGGCAACTAGTTACTACATCGCAGCAAATGGCGTAGAGACAGCAGTCGAGAATCTCATTGTCTTCACTGACACAGAGTTTGGATGCCGTATCTATATGGAAGGCACCAAGTTCATTGTGAACTGGACAGACTACGTAGCAAACGAATGGACTGAAGAGTACGATCTTCTTTCTGAAGCGTTGACACGACTCGCCATGCTTGCAGCATGCAAAGAAGCAAATTGGGAGTTGGGCTTCGGCACTTCGCCTGAAGAGCACCAAGTATCGGTAGCAGAATTCATGGAAGGAGTACTACAATGAGAGTCCCACACATGTGCCCACGTTGCCAGTTTAGTTGGATTCCAACTAACGCGCACCCAGGCAAGTACCCAGGCGCAATCAGCAGGGCCGATAACAAGACTGAGATCTGCTCAGACTGTGGCACGGCTGAAGCGCTCCAAGACTTCACTGCGGGAGCGTCAACTCCAGTCTCGATGTGGCCAGTCGCCTCAAGGCGCTGAGCAATCTAGGGATTGTATAATACTCTTATACCAACTACAAAGGACAAACTACAATGGCATTCATTATTGACATCAAAGTAAAGACGCGCGTGCCTGGCAAATCATGGGACGTCACCGGGAAGTATCTCAATGACGATCCAATTCTATTAGGGACTGTTATTTACAACGACAGAGACCCACGCGACGATCGCTGGGTACCGTACGCGGTCAATGGCAATCACCCTCTTACGTGGTGCCCAACTAAGACGAAGGCAGTCAAGTTCTGCGCGACAGAATTACTTGAGCACTTCAGCGAAGTTGAGTGCCGTTGGGGCAAGCAAGCATGGAACCTCAAGAAGATTGGAATCTAATGACAAACCTAGACTACATCAAAAAAGAATACGGCTCGCTTATCGGGCGAACAATAAAGACCGTGCGACCACTATCGCTATCTGAGATCGCGGACTTCGGCTGGGATAGCGGGTATGGCGAGGTAGCGTTCGTCATCGTTCTCGATGACGGGACCGCTCTTGTGCCATCGCAAGATGCAGAAGGCAACGGGCCTGGCCATATCTTTATTGAGTCAACCGTGACGGTGCCGGCATGAGCGTGGGCACGAGCTCAAGACGGGCAGCATTCTATAAGACGATAACTGCACGCAACTTACGCAAACGCACTTGGATCAAAACGAAGAACCGGCCTGAGCGAGGCTTTATAAACTATGACGGGCACCTAAGCCATGGGTCGGAATAACAAACCGGCCTGAGCTGGGACCTGTCAATGATGACGGGCACAAGATCTATGGAATATATAATGACTCTATACACAACAACAGAAGGACAGATATGACAAAGCACTACTTTGCAGCAGATGGAAGTTATGGTGATGCCCAGATTATCGTGATTGACACGAGTGACTGGTCACAGGACGAGTGGGACATCATCGAGAATTGTTCAGATAATGAGCGTCTCGACATCGCGTATCAGCTGACCCAAGGGCCGAAGATCCAGCAAGACATGTTACCAGGCCTCGATTCAATCTAGGTCACCCTGCTAAACTTGGAATCTAGGGATTGTATAATGATCTCATGGAAACAACAACGACAAACCCAACACACCAAGAATTAGTATCCGCTTTCGATGGAACAGCCCCAGGCAAAGTATTCGAGGCAACCTTCATTCCAGAAGATGCCCCGTATCCTAGCGTTGACCAATGGGACCGCCGATACTTCAAAGCAGCAAACAAAAAGGAAGCAGTGAAGATTGCTCGCCTTTATGGTCAAGAGATTATTGAGATGAAGTCAATCTTCGTCTACCTAGCAGGCCGCTCAGGCTGCTAGGTAGATCTAAGGATTGTATAATAGTCTTATCAACCACAACGAAAGGACAACAATGACAATGTCAATGCTAATCGAAGAAACAGACAAAGTTCTATTCACGAGCCGAGGCGACAACACAGAAGTTCATGTGACTCTCGAGACTGATGGATTCAAAGTCATCTGGGGCGACTACGTTGCCAATGCTTGGGAAGAAAAGTATGACTCGCTAGGAACAGCGCTCGCTCGAGCCGCTGTCTTGATTCATGCTTCCGAGCACAATGACAACTTTGGCTTCAAGCAAAGCTCTGAACAAGAGTTTGCTGCCGCATGGAAAGAAGCTATGGACAACTTCGTATTCTACGAAAACTAGGGATTGTATAATAATCACATGGACAACGACGAAAGGACAAACATGGACAGAGTAACAATCGACATCGACGGAGGAAAGCTTACGCTTACCCGTCGCACATGGGGCAAGGGCACAAACTCACGAGACATGTACAAGGCACCACGCATGTACGTATCAGTGGCCGATGGCTCCGTGATGGAACACTTGGCAAACAGAACACGCCGCCCGTACAACGTCTACAAGACGTTGATCCACGCAAGCAGCCTCAAGGGAGTGCTCAACCTCTCTAAGCTCAGCTGGGATCAGTTCGCAGGGTGCACATGCCACTGCTCGCCGGGATTCGTTCTCGCCGCACAGAGCGTCACTATTGAGGGCGAGACCTTCCATAACTGGGACGCGTGGTTGGAACTTGACGGCGCGACAAGCCACGTCAACTTCAAGAAGCCAGCCCTGATCTAGGGATTGTATAATAACTACATGGAAACAATCATGAGGCACTTCGACTACATCGAGCACTACGAGCGTCAAGCGGAGCGTGAGGCAGCAAAAAAGAAACCCAATGCTGACCTCATCGCTTCGGCGATGGCGTACGTGGCGCACTCACGGACAAGGATCGCGATCCTCAACGAGGCGTTCATCGCCGAGTTCGGCATCTAGGGATTGTATAATAGTCTCACAAGCACGAACAACGAAAGGACAATCATGGCGCAAATGAAGAGAATTTGGACGATGGGTCAAGAGATCATGGAGCAAGTCCGTGTGGAGTACCCTACTGACATCTTCCAGGAATTTGAAGAGAAGGTGATGGACATGTGTGCGGCCGTCAAAGAATCCGATGGGCTGACAGATGCCGAGTACTCACTCCTCCGCGAGGTGTGTGGAATCTAAGGATGGTATAATAGTCTTATACCCACTACGAAAGGACAAATCATGACACTTACTTACAACATGGACGTGGCGTTCAGCGACGACTACGAAACACTTGCGGATTCCTTGGAGGTCTTGGCGAAACTCTGCCCGACATCTTGGGTCCGCGTGAATGGAAACTGGGGCAGCGGCTGGCCGAACGTTACGGTCACCATTGAGGAATCCGATATTCTCGGAATCTGCACTTGGTACGGCGGTGAAGGCGCCACACCAGAGAGTCTTCTTGAGGACTCCAGCTTCGGTCCGATCCGCGAGGAAGGTCACCCAGGAATCTGGGACTGAAACTCGGGATGGTATAATGGTCTTATACAACCGACCACGACGAAGGGACAAACAATGATACTAAGAGAAAAAGAAGTTCAAACACTTAAGGAAGGCGAAAAAATCGTCTTCTCACGAGGTGGAGATACCGAACAGCAAATGGGAACAGTCCGCAGCATTGAAGTTGACGGAAAGTATGTGACCATCTGGTACACTTCAGAAAGTCAAGAAGTCTCGCTTATCCTTGCGGAAAAAGGAGAAACGATCTTCATCACTCGGAAAGACCGAGTGATGAACTAGGGATGATATAATTAGTTCATCGGGTTGGAACGACCCACACCTTCCGATTATGGAAGGCCCTGGCCCAGGGTAAAAGTTCCAGGGCACCTTAGAATCTAGGGATGTTATAATGATTCTACCAACCAATACGAAGGGACAAGCAATGACAACAACAGTTATCTCAAAGACAGAGGTCGTCATCTCAGAAGATGTGACCCAACTCGATGCCAGCGTGGAAGCGCTGATTGTTGAGTTCAACGAAGCCAAGGCTGCCATCAAAGCAATCGAGGCGAAGAAGCAAGCAGCGGAAACAGCAATCCGTGAGGCGCTCAAAGGCAACGAGATCGGCACCATCAATGGCGTCGAGCGAGTACGAATTGCGCACCGCAACCTCAGCAAGATCAACCGCGAGTTGCTCAAGACAGCCTTCCCAGAGGCTTACTCAGCAGCGCTTGAAGAATCGGCTTACACGGTCCTTCAGGCCAAGTAAGTTTGAGGTAGCGCCGGCTGAGCGCAGGCCCCCCGCCTGCCAGCCGGTGCCACCGCATTCTCTCGGGAATGTATAATGAACTCATAACAAGAATTGGTAGCGACGCGCAAACGCGAAAGCAAACCAGGCGGGTGCCGGGTCTTTCACTCGGTTAGTACAGGCAGCAGGAGAGCGCTCAGGAGCAGCGCCGCAAGGTAATAATTCGTACGACCTTGCGGACATGCCAACTATGCCAGTTCCGGTAAGCAAGCGGCCCGCCGAAACTCTAAGGAAGATATAATGATACAACAACGAAAGGACACACTATGAAACAATGGACAGCAGGAGAAGTATTTGAAGGCGTCACAGAAGTGTGGACAGCCGAAGGCAGCGTGTATGGGCTTGAAGTCCAGAAGCAAAGCGAAGGCAACGTCGTAGGTACAGTGTGGCGCACGATACACGCGACATACGAAGAGCCAGCCGACGTTGAGTGCGTGCTTGAAAAAGAGTACGCCACAATCGGAGAAGCAACGCGCGACCTCGAGAAGATCGATGAAGACGAAGTTAAGTATCAGCAAGCGGTGGACTACTCAATCGATCAGTCCCGACGAGAAGCGCTGCTGTAAAGATCCTGCGCAGTTCGTTGCTGCGCAGTAAGATGCGTTTGAGCGCTGGGCTTAATGTCCTTTCGCCTGGCGCTCACGCACTATCAATCTAAGGATTGTATAATAACTACATCAACCTAAACTAAAGGACACACAATGAAGACACGACCAACACAGCCAGGCCGCGATGGCGGACTTGTAGTAAGGACATCAATCGGCGGCTACTGCCTGCGGATCGAAGATGGGGTTGTTGTAATCCAGATTGACGAGAAAGATCTCATCGATGCGATGCACAACAATGGCTACTCATACGGCAAGACAAACGTTGACCACCTGCCAACAATTCGTGAAGGCGAGTACCGACTCGAGATTGCGTGTCACGCAGTCAAGGTCGTGGATGACGCAACTCGTCTCACAAACTAAGGATTGTATAATGATACTATCAACCAATACAAAGGACAAACAATGACAATCATCGATACGCCGCAAGGAATAGATCACTTCAGAATAGCAGCCACCATAGCGGCTCTCAGAGTTGAAGTCGCAACTGGAATGAAGATGCACAGAGGAGTCTCAGCATTGCGAATGGCTCAGATGTACGGCTGCCCTAAGAATACGAAGAAGGCAGCACTTCCGTGGATGGAAGCGTTCTACGAAGAAACTTACGGCTGGGCCTACGGGTCCAAGCCGTAAGGCATCTGCCGGTAGAAACTCTGGAAGATATAATAGTCTACATACCAAAGGACACACAATGACAACAGCAACGACAAACCAATATGTTTACGACGTACCGAGCAGACCTAATCACGGTAAGCACGATCAAATTCTTACAGTCGGAGAACTCATAGGCATTCTTTCGCAGTGCGACGAAGACGATCAAGTGCTCATCGGAGCGCAGTGTGTGAATGCGGAGTGGCTCAATGTGTGCCAAGTCATTCAACCGAACGAAGAAGATGGCATTTGCGCGCTTACACTGATGGCCGTTGACACATTTGACCCGAGGCAATTCTAATGTTTGTCCCTGCAAGCGAGCCACAGTTCTGGCTTGAGGTAACCGAGCAGGGTATGTGGGCACGGATGGATCGAAGTGAAGACCGATGGAAACAGATTGCGGTCAAGAATGCGCAACAGTTCCGTGTCACGGACACGGTAACAATGTGGTGGCACGATGACCCTGCGCCACCGGCGTCATACAATCACATGGCAATAGCGATTGTACGGGCATGCGGATATGACGGGCTCGAGATACGTGGACACGTGGTCTTCACCGGCCTGTTAGGCTTCTCTGACGGGCAGCAAACTTTGTCTCTTGAAGATGAAGCATTGCTCTGCGCGTACGCCAATCATTGCAAGACTGAGATTGCAGTAGTCTCGCGCATGAATAAATAGTTCCGGCCTGTGGCTAGGCCACATTTGATTGACGGGTCACTCAAATTGTGTTCCGGCCTGTCTAAGGACACGCCTTTGATGACGGGCATGGTTTTCAGGCCCGGCCTGTGGCTGGCACTTGAACTGATGACGGGCATCAGATCTAGGGATTGTATAATGTACCTATGGGAATAGCCACTAAGTATCTGATCTACAAGTCAATCAAGAAACGTGCAGTCAAACGTGAACGCCAACGCGTTGAACGCGAGACCGTAGACTTTCACTGTGAGCATTGTGGATACGCGCTAAGCGACCATTCAGGCGAGCCGTTGTACCTCTGCCCTGAATAGTTCAAATCTCAGGAATGTATAATGATCATGTGTACCAGCGCATTAGCAAAATAGTGCGAGCACCCGAGTCAACATAATAGACTGGGTCCTGACTATCGGAGAAGTAAACTAATAGCGCTGGTACACTTCAAGTCCCGAGATCGCTAAAGCCATAAACTCAGGATTGTATAATGATCTTACACAACGACGACAAAGGACACAAAATGACAAATGACATAGAAACAACTCATGTTCAAATTCCAGGATCAATGTCTGCTCGAGTTGCGCATGGCAGAATTATTGGCTTTGACTTCTCACCAGCAGCGGCTTACGCAGGATACTTTGGAGCAGAGATCAGCATCTCTGAAGGACCAGAGATCACAGCAGAAGCCTTCTGGGACATGGTGGCCAATAAATTGTCAGTCACACCTGACATGCAATCTGGAGTAATTACCGCTTCTTGGATCTGCTGACCTTAGTTGTTCAAAAACTAAGGATGTTATAATTGATCTTATCAGGTAGGCACTCCGCCCACCTAACGACGAAAGGACAAATAATGCTCGCAGGCAAACCATCCACCCGACTTCACGAAGTCATCGACTCATCGTTCCAGTACACGATGGTCGTCCACGCAGGAAGCAAGTCAGCCTGCAACGCCTACTGGCTCGCTCAGGCAAGCCAGAAGCGCCAGGACCTCAAGGTCAGGGTCGCCAAGCGCTAAGGCGCTGGCGGCTTCGGCCTTGGCCAAGTTTACAATTCCTAGTTCCAATGCCTCCTAAGTCTAGGCGGAACTAGGGATTGTATAATAGTCTTATACCTACAACGAAAGGACAAGACATGCCAACAACTTGGAACTTTGACCTCCCATACGAGGCGCGCGACGAACACGAGGACGACGATTGGTGCGAAGGAGACGACGACTCCGAGCCGCGTCCATATTGGAATGGCGTCCCACACTAGGGCCGCCAGGGCTTAGAACTAGAGAAGATATAATAGTCTTATCAACGACGAAGGGACACGACATGGAAACAGCACACATCACAGACCAGACATGCGCCTGCGGATTCTCGTACCAGGATTGGATGGATTACGACGTCACTTGCGAAGCGCCAGAGAATGGCGATCTCCACTTATGGGAGCAGACCAACTAAAAACTCGGGATGTTATAATAATCTCATACCTACAACGAAGGGACACACGATGATCAGGGCAATCAAACTCGGAATCAAAATATCACGCCAGCAGGGAATCCGCAAAGGGATCCAAGTTGGCCGCCACTTCTACCACTGGGCTCCAAAGGCCCGGTGGTAATCTAAGGATGTTATAATAATCTTATCAACGACGAAGGGACAAATCAAATGAACACCAAATGGTGCTTACTCAAGACAAGTGACTCCGGCCCAATGGGACGCGGTCAGAGCAACAAAAAGAAAGTGTACGAGGTCACCGTCACTGGAATGACTCTCGTATGCGAGTGGGGAATGGCAGAGAAGGCGCAACGACAAAGTTCAGTCGTGACCTACAGAAGCCACCAACACGCCCTTGCGGCCGCCTATACCAAGGTGCGGTCAAAGCAAGATCGGGGTTACCAGGTCGCGTACGCGGTCTAGGTAATCACTCCGGCGGGAAGGCTGCGATACCTCGAGCGGGTTCTTGGTTCAAAGCCTTCCATTCTGGAAACTAAGGATTGTATAATAGTCTCATACCTACAAATCAAGGAGAGATTATGGTAAAGGTAAAATGGGGTAAAGGTGAAGTGGAAGTTAATTGTTCGGAAGAAGAATTAGCGGAAGTGTTATCGTGGGATAATGATATAATGTTGGGATGCTGGTTAGGTCTGGTAAATGATAAAGGTCACGCGGCGGGTGTGGAATGGGCCAAAGAATATGACAAGATTCTGCGGGAGGGCTGATCGTTGAATCTAAGGATTGTATAATAATCTTATCAGCAAATGACAAAAGGACAACCATGGAAACAGTGACAATTTGTGAATCAATTACCTGGGGCGGAACCAAAGAAGACGAGACGCTTCAAGATGTATTGGCCGACATTCAGAAAGCCGTACCTTCAGTGAAGATCACGCTTCTTGAAGCCCGCCCGTCGCACACCGGTGGATGGCCGATCTTTGAGTTGACCTTCAGCCGAGAGGATCTCTCATCACTTGCGGGCCTTTGGGAACTTGAGGTTGAGGATATCCTCGAGCGGGCTACGGCCTAAGAGGTTTAACAATTCTAAGGATTGTATAATGATTACATGACAACATACACCGTAACAATTCCACCATCCGCCCCACAAACAGTGTCCGCACCCGATCCGTATTCCGCTTACGAATCCGTATACAATTCCGCAATCCATTCCGTCAACCCAAAAAACTTTGACATCAACGATTACGTTACGACACCGTAATCTGCGATCACGCTTCCACAGGGGCGAAAACTGTGGATTGTATAATGGTCTCATACCCACAACGACGAAAGAGGAAAAATGAACACGAAAGAAACCCTGCTCGCAGCAATCGACCGTATCAAGGACAGCATCGACTTCTCTGATACATTCAGCGCGGTCTACGAGTCCACCTACCTGATTGGGAACGAACTCGCCCAAGACGAATTCACAATCCGCTTGGACAAAATTACCGAAGTCCTCAGCAACGACGACGACATCCTGGCATTCGCACTCGCCCTCAACGGAATCCGCGAGGAGGTTGCGGCCTTATAAGCCTCGAGCGGAAACTCAGGATTGTATAATAGTCTACATGAGGACAACAACAAAACAAAAAAAGCGAACAATCGCAAAATGGGACGAAGTCGATCGCCAAGGCTTCGCGGATGGCGGCCGCTTGCGGGCGCAAACGATCCCGAACAAAAAGCGAGTTGCGGCTCGCAAAGCCTGCCGGGACAAATCCCGGTGGGCGTAATGGCGCTCAAGATCTATGGATGATATAATAATCTTATCAACAACGACGAAGGACAGATAACAAAATGGAAGAAGCAACTGCGGCGCCCGGCCCAGCCATGGGCAAGGCAATCATAAAAGTCAACAACACTGCCACAAAGCGCACGCGCAATCGCGTGAAAGAAGGTGGACCAGTCTTTGAGTTCTTTGACAATGCACACGCCAGACCTGGCGAACTATTGTTGCGGTCGCCAAAGACACAGTGGCTTGGGTGGCTACCAATAGATGAGATCGATTGGAAGCTTGATATTTGAACTAAGGATTGTATAATAATCTTATCAACAACAACAACTGAAAAAAGGACACACAACAAAATGAAGACAGCAATGGTAATTGACACACAGGGACACGTGTCCACATTAGACATCTCAGTGCGCTCACTTGAGCAAATGCAAGCTGCGGTCGGCGGATACGTCCAAGCGGTAGACATAGCCGACGACGTAACCTTGTGGTGCAACGAAGAAGGCAAAATGATGGGTCTCGAGCATAATCCATTTGCTCAGCTCCTGTGGGATCGCACTTTCGGTGCGGGTACTGACTACATCGTCGGAACAGTGGTCATCACTGGTGGCGCGGACGATGAAGGCGAGACTGTGGGACTGACAGCCGAGCAGGTAGCGTCGCTCGGGCTATAAGTTCTAAAGAAGATATAATTGAACTATCAACGAATGACAAGGACAACTCATGACTGAGTACGAAGTTCACGTAGTCTTTCGTGTCACTGAAGAAGACAGCGGCATTGAGGAGCAAGTAGCCGAACGAGCATGGTCTTTCATCGAGCAGACTCTCGAGCCGACATCAATTGATGTGCTCAGTGTCAACGAGATTCCAGAAGCGCCTTCAGCAGAGATCATCGCATTCCCACGCGCTGACTAGGGATTGTATAATTGAACTATCAACAGCAACGACAAAAGGACAGAAAATGAAAGTATCGCCAAAAGACCTAGACAATTTGATCTTTGCTCTCGCGCCGCTAGACACTAAGGCGTTGCGTGACGCGCATCTCACCAGCTACGCTAAAGGAGAGTTGCGGTGCAAAGATGCCAACGTGCGCTATCGCTGGGATCTATACTGGACAGCAGTCTATCGTGGATTCTCGTTCAGCAAAGATACGTACAACGATGCGCACATTGACACAGCACTTCGTCATGCGGTCCCTTTACTAATCGATGTTATCTAATTAGGTAACAGCGCGGTAAGGTTCTACGGATTGTATAATAACTACATAGCAACGAAGGGACAATGATGACAACCACATTTTACTCAAAAATAGAAACTCGGCGGTGCTCGCATTGCGGGTATAAAGGCGAAGTTGAAGTGCCCAACGCGGGCTTATTCAAACGCAGCTCAGGCGCGCTAATCCAAGAGGCTTTCCCAGACCTCAGCAAAGAACTCCGGGAGCAGCTAATGACTGGCACTCACCCCGAGTGCTGGGCAGAGATGTTTGGATAGCTGCGGATTGTATAATTGTCTTATCAGCCAAAACAAAAGGACAACAATGAGAACAGTAAATGACATCATGGAAGAGATCGAAGTTGGGATCATGGACGCCCAGTCCGACTACCCACACCTTAGCCTTGAAGACCTCACAGGAGACGTGGTCCGCAGCATCGTTGTGGATTGCCACCCAGCTGTAGCCAGCGAAGTGCTACGGCGGTACGGTCTCTAGGGATTGTATAATAATCTTATGGAAACAACAAAGACAAAAGACATCAAACAAGTAGACCTCATCGTCCATACCTCATGCGGTATAGCGTTCGAAGTCACTGACGTACTGACTGGAGAGTCCCTCACGGAAGGACGAATCAATTGGTGCACAGACGAAGACATTGAAGAAGATGAAGAGATTGAGTCACGCGGTTGGAACCACTTTCGCAAAAAGATTGCCAAGCAAGGTTGGACAATCAGAGAAGAAGTCTGGTCGTAGCTCTAACTAAGGATTGTATAATGGTCTTATCAACACAACGACAAAAGGAAACACATGCTAAAAAGTAGACACATCAGAAACACACGAGCGGCCGAGCGTAGACTTTACGCAATCGTCGCAAAAGCAAATGAGCTAAAAGCAGAGTCAGAAGAAGTCCGTGAGTACCTGCGGGAAAACCATGAGTCAATTGAAGCAACATTGAAAGCGTTTGACGTAGCGGGTATTCGCTACTAAATGAAAGAGCTAATCAACGTTGGCGGAGGATTCGTTCGCTTGGACGCAGCGATGGCAGACGACATGTCTGTCGTCAATGCGGCCCGAGTGTCGTTTGCAAAGCAAAAGCAAGAGAACGAATGGATAGCAATGTCAGAGGTTGACAAAGGTCTTGTCAACTTTCTCATGCGGGAGCGTCATGGAACTCCGTTTGAGCACAACGCTTTTCGCTTCCATGTCAAGTGCCCGGTCTTTGTTGCTCGTGAGTGGTTTCGTCACCGTATTGGATCATTCAATGAGTTTAGCGCGCGGTACTCAGAAGTTCCAAATGAGTTCTTCGTGCCGGCTGAAAGTGATGTTAGGACGCAAGTCGGCAAGCCAGGCGCATATCGCTTTGAGCCTGTAGATGCTGAATTGTCTCGTGAGACTGTAGAACTCATTCAAAAAAACAATGAGCAAGCGTACGAAGCGTACCAGCACATGATAGTTCGTGGCGTAGCAAAAGAACTTGCTCGAGCGGTTCTACCTGTCTCAATGTATACACAATTCTATTGGACAGTAAATGCGCGCTCGCTCATGAACTTTTTGTCGCTGAGACAGCACGAGTCCGCGCAACGCGATATTCGTGAGTACGCTAATGCGGTGTGCGAACTTGCGTCGCCTGTGATGCCGGTTACGTTTGCGGCGTGGGAACAAAACGCTCGTATCGCGCCGTAAACTCAGGATTGTATAATGATACTATGAACAACGCGGACCTAGACAAAGCAATTGACTTCGCGGAGGGATACCAGAATACGTATCCTTTCTGCAAAAAGATGGCAATTCACTTCAATCGACTTGGGTACCTTACAAGCAGCCAGGTTCAGACCCTACTTTCAATCAAAAAGGAACATGGGCTAAAAGCTCGGTTCTAGCTTCTTGGGATGATAAAGTAGCTAATAACAACATGGAAGGAAACCAAAATGGAATTTGTAGTATCATTTGATAACACAGTGGCATCAGTGGCATGGGCTTTGACAGTCTTCTTGCTTGGTGGAATGGCAATTAGCAAGCGTCGGACAAAATAGCATGGAAGCATTAGAGATAAGCACGGCTGCAAAGCTCGCGCTCGCGACGCTTCCAGCAGTGGCCTTCGTATTAGTTATGCGCGGCTATGGCACTCTCGCAGAGTGCTCTTTGCAAAAGAAAGCAGAACTCGCTGGCAGTAAGCATCGCCACCCGACTAATGCAAATTACAAGGCTGGCTAATTTTCTAGGGATGTTATTATAATCCTGTCAACCTTTACGGTAAGACAACAACAACGACAAACGACAAAGGACTAAGCTATGGGAATGGATGTGTACGGAAGAAATGCTACGTCAGAAAAAGGCGAGTACTTTCGCAATAATGTTTGGTGGTGGAGACCACTGTGGAACTACTGTCTTGAAGTAGCTCCGGCACTATGCGGTGAAGTCGATGGCGACACTAATGGTGGCGATGGATTAGACGAAGATGGCGCACAAGAACTCAGCGCTATTCTAAAAGAGTGCCTTGCAACTGGGCACACCTTTGAATACGAAGACAAATACAACAAACACATCGCGGAGTTGCCACAAACAGACTGCGCGTATTGCGGTACGACTGGGATCCGCACTGACAAAGTAGGCGAAGAATTTGGAATGCCTGCTAAGCAACTGGAAGAAGCGCTTGCCGTCTTACTTGGCCGCACGCACGGCACTTGCAATGGTTGCGGTGGCGAAGGCAAGGTTGCTTCGTGGGAAGCTTCGTATCCATTCTCAGCAGAGAACGTTGAAGAGTTCGCAGAGTTTCTTGCGCAAAGCGGTGGCTTCTCAATTTGCTGATCTAATGTCCCGACCTCGATAAGTTCTTACTGTGATAAGACTCGAGGTTGGACTTACAATCTAAGGATTGTATAATAGTACTATCAACAACAACAGGAGGACACGCTGTGGCACATTACGTAGACACGGTTCTTGAAGGACTCAAGGAGATTGGTCATACGGCCAAGAAACTGGGCATCGAGAAAGTAGCAGAAGCTGCAGGGATCAAACCGAGAATGGTAAAGAAGTTCACGGTTGACCCGATGACATGCAACAATGCGGACATCAGAAAGATCACAGCCGCCGTCAAAGAACTAACAGAGGACAAACCAGAATGACATCAGCAGAAGAAACAGTCATACGCCACATATCGCTCGGGGTATACGACAGTACGTTAGCGGACATAGAGAAAGCTCTAACAGAGCGACTCCGAGTCACGCGGCAGTCAAGAACTATCAAAGACTATGGCGTAGGCGACAAGGTCGTATTCAATAGCCTATGCGGTACACAGTACTTACAAGGAGCCACAGGGGTAGTTGTAGGCTTGAAGCAGAAAAAGTTGCTGGTCAAATTGGACAATCCAGTAGGACGATTTGTCCGCTATTCGTCAGATGGGAAAGTAGAGTCGTCGAGTATCAGTGTACCGACAAGCATCGTTGACATAGTAAGGTAGTACTCAATGACAACCATAGTGTGCGTACAAGGACCTAAGTGGGCAGTAGTCGGCTACGACTCTCAAGTGACAGAAGAAGATGGTCGTCGCTACACGATGGCACGCGGTTCAACAAAGGTCGCAAGGAATGGCGAGTTTCTTCTCGGTGCTGCGGGTGATGTGCGAGCAATCAACATCCTTACGCACGCATTCTTTCCACCACAAGTCGGTGACTTAGTTGGAGTGCGGCTAGACAAATACATGACTAGCAAATTCATTCCTTCATTGCGGACGTGCTTTGAAGCTCAAGGCTACGCAGCGTCAGGTAAAGACGAGCAAGCACAGTACGGATCAGATGTTCTTGCGGTAGTCAATGGAACTGTCTACGTCATTGGTGACGACTACTCGTGGGTACGAGATGCTGCGGGTGTGTACGCGCTGGGAACTGGCGGCGACTACGCATTAGGCAGTCTGCATTCGTTCGGATTGCCAAAGCTCATGACAAAAGTGTCTGCGGCTCAAGATGCGGTGCGGCAATCTTTACAAATTGCTGCAAAACTAGATCCCGGGTCAGGACCACCTTTCCATATTGTAAGCCAACTTGCTCCAAAATAGACGCAAACGAAAGAAGAATAGACATGAACGACGAAAATGACCTGATGAGTTGGAGAGACAAAGCTGCATGCATTGGTCGCCAAGAACTATTCTTTGAAGATCACAAAAGTACTACGGTGCGAAAGGCAAAAAGCGTATGCGCTACCTGTGCGGTGATTGACAACTGTAGAGAGTACGCACTCGTCCATACTGAGTTTGGAGTCTGGGGCGGAATGACTGCAAACGAAAGGCGACGTATGTTGCGGGTACGCCGTAGGCAGCAAAAGTAGAATGAAATACTCAATAGCTCCGTTGACTTGTAGTATCGTGTATGACTTAGGACAATATGTACGGAGGAAGCAATGTCAGAAAACTCAGAGAAGCGTAAGCCACAAAAGTGGAAGTGCCCTAAATGCGACAACACTATGATCACTTTTGTCGGCCTTAGTGAGAACCCTACTTGCCGCAATCCTTCTGCGCACTCAACTACGACCGTAGAAATGGAAGAAACTAAATGATCTTTCTCGTACTTGCTTTCTTGTTTACGTTTGCGGCAATGTCAGTTCGCCTCGCTCGTAAAGAGAAGGTGCACGGTACGGCTCTTCTTGGGGTAGTCAGTCCTCAAAAAGATATTGACAAAAAATTGTAGTACTTATGTACTTTTCAGTATCTACGAAGTAGTATAAGACCAATGACACACATGGATGCAGCAGCCTATGCGGTTCTCGATGAAGCAAAAGCGCTTATTGAAGAAGCAAGAAAGCAGCTTTCACTGATGCCAGAAGAAATACAAACAAAAACTACACTACGAAGGAGACAAACAAACATGTCAGAACTTACAGCACAGCGTGCGGGCGAACTCTACGCTCAAGGGCAATCAGTTATTGAAGTAGCTCGAGCACATGGACTCTCGTACAGCCAGACTCGTAAGCTCATCGGAGCAAGCGGTACACCAATTCGCGATGCATCTGGTCGTCTCAAAGGACGTACCCGTAAGGCAACAGCGTAACTATGCCAACTTGGTTCTCGCAATTGCGGAACTTAGTATGGACATCTGTTCTTGCGGTGATCATGGGTTTAGCATCTGTGGTCACCGCAATTGCGGGTGGAAGTATTGAGGTAGTCGTTAGTCTCGCCTTGTTTGGAGCAATACTAAGCACCCTGTCCTCTAAGGTGCGCTAACACTCGGGAATGTATAGTAGTAGTTATACAACAGAGGAGTAAACATGGAACCAGAAGTATTCAAAGTAACAGTGACCAATAGCGATGGAGACGACATCGTCGCCTACGTCACCCCCGTACAGAAGCAAGCCTATGTTCGCTCGATGACAGAAGAGTACGGTCCTGCCGTAGTTGAGCCGATGATGATTGCGGACCTTCCTGAAGGCATAGAACTCTGATGGTCTGGCTAGAGCACTTGCGTATTGCGGGTGGGCCAACAACAATTGAAGACGACAAGCGCGAACTGCGCAAAGTCGCAAAGATCGATGCCGACTGTAATGAACGCTTTATGCGGGACTTACTTGGTGACGACGAGTACGAAGACTGGGACAACTAGTCTTCGCATTCAATACTAAATGACAAAACGACAAATAAGGAGATAACATATGTGGGTATTTACCCAAGACGGATTCGTAAGCGTGGTGGACAACCATCAACGCAAGGGATTCCTTACAGCACGATCACGTGATCGTCAATCGCTAATCGCTCTTTCAGAGATTGCAAGCTGCGAAATTGAGTTCACACCTATGCGGGACTATCAGTACCGTACTTTCGTAACTCGAGATCAGTATTCAGAATGGCTTGCATTGCAATCAGAAATGCTGAACTACGGCAACTTCAAAGATCAAGTGCATAAGACACTTGGCGACACGTACTACCATGCATGCGGTGAAGTATGGCACGCAATGAACATGGTTCAAGATGACGAAGCCGCGCAGTGGACTAGAGATCGCTACGCTGCGAAAGCGTAACGCAATGGACTCGCACGATCAAGCAACACTAATACTTTGCGTTGCTTTGGCCTGCTGCGTTGCGGTGCTTCTATGCCTGTGACTCAGAGTTTCACATCTATTCTGAAGTCGGAATGGATGTGAAATGACTGCCAATCGACTCAAGTATGAGTGCGCCGCATGCGGTGAGATGTTTGCGAAGACTTATGAGCACATGAGCCATTACATGGAGAAGCACGACGAAGGCTACATACCTCGTGGGCAGCGTCGCTTGCGTAAGGTTGCGTGCCGGAGCTGCGTCAAAGAAATGCCAGTCCCAAACTTAGAAGCTGGCGAGTGGTGGCGTTGTGAGTGCGGCTTTGAGCTTCCACGATCTTGAGGTAGCGGTTAGCTCGGGGCTAAAACTCGGGATGATAAAGTGTATCTATCAGCAAATGCTGGTAACGACAAAAGGATGATCATGGAAACTATTACAATGAAGGGAGCCGTAGTTGCGGTTCTCACGCTCGGAAGCACTGTGCAAATCTGGGTGGCTTCGCCAACCGGTGACTCATCAGACTCACACATCTTTGAGATGCCAACAACGTCTGACTCACACGCACACGTCATTGCAAATATGTGGCGCAAAGCCTGGAATCTTCCAGCAGCTGACGCTCCTCTCGAGTTCTAATTTATAGTGGCCGAGTAACGCCGCAATACCTCATCGCGCTGAGCGGTGTCAAAGTTACTCACTCAGCTAATATCTGCTCGCCCAGCTCGAGTTCTTCGTCGTACTTGGGCTGGCTGCTGAGCTAAAGTCAGGGGCTCGCAAGGACCTCCACCTTGCGGGCCTCACGACTTCTCACCTTGTACGTCAAAAAACTCAGGATGGTACAATGTTCTTACCAACAAGGAAAGGACGAATGACATGCAGATTACAGAAGACAACTACAACGACATCCAGTATGTGACAGCTCATGACGACTGCGGTACATGCCGCGGACACCTAGAGTTCGCACTCGCAAACTTCAAGCGCACACCATCGATTGAATCGATGACTGGGGACAATGACTGCTTCGGTAAGGTCTACATCGCGTAGGCCTTATCGCGGTCATTATCTAAGGATTGTATAATTGGCTACATGACAACCTACATAGTTACCATCACACCTAACAATCCACAAACCATAATCAGCGGCGATCCGTATACTGCGTACGAAATAGCGTACACTAACGATCCAGCCCCGATCAATCCAAAAACTTTCGACATCGAAAATTACGTCAAACTCGCATAACACTCAAACCGCAAGGGCGACGGCGATTGCAACTCGCCGCCGCCATACGGCGATCAAAAACTGAGGATGATAAAGTGTACATATCAGCTAGGCACTCCGCCTGACTGAACGACGAAGGGACAAATAATGGAAACACTACTCAACAAGCCAGTGATTGGCGAAGGAGCTACGGTCAGCTACTGCGCTGACTCGCACGCAATGACAATCATCGCGGTCAGCGATAACGGCAAGACAGTTACCGTTCAGCGGGATTCCGTCAAGCCAGCAGATCACGCAAACATCTACCGTGGCGCCAACTACAACAACATCTGGGTGACCACACCAGACCCAGCCGGAGCGACAATGGTCTTCACCCTCCGCCAGAATGGCAAGTACGTGGCGCAAGGTGAGCCAATGCGGTCAGGGACTAAGCTCCACATCGGCAGCCGCCACGAATACTACAGCTACGAGTTCTAAGTAAGGACTCAGGGGCCAGGCTCGAGAGGGCCTGGCTCCCCCTCCCGGGGGGAATCTAGGGATGATAAATTGATCTCATCAGCAAGGCGCTGGTAACGACGAAGGGACAAATACAATGAATAAGAAATGGGCACTCCTCAAGGGATCAGATATCGGACCAATGGGCCGAGGACAATCCGGCAAAAAGAAGATCTACGAGGTCACGGTGACAGACACCACACTCCACTGCTCGTGGGGAATGGCCGAGAAGACCAACCGCCAGTCAAGCACGCAGGTGTTCCGCACCAGCCAGCAAGCACTCGCAGCCGGGTACGCCAAGGTCAACAGCAAGATGGACCGCGGGTACGCAGTAGCCTACTCGGTCTGACCAGACCTCAACCCAAGGCCTCACCTCAGCAGCAAAGCTGGGGTGGGGCTCAGAGGCGCTCAGAAGCCCTGAGTGCCCTTGCGGTATCCACATCAGGTATTTAGGTAGCACGAGCACAGACCAAGTTCTAGGGCCTCTGGCAACACTCCAAAGCGAGGTGCCTTGCGGGCTAAGGTCCCAGGGCACAGTTCTAGGGATGATAAAGTACTACTATCAGCCAAACCGACTGGTAACGACGAAAGAAGACAAAATGACCACATACACAGTAATGATCGCCGATGGCGGTGGAAGCGAAGTTTACATCTCGGGCGTCACGCTCGAGCACGCCGAGACTCTTGTCGCGACGAACAAGCTTCAGAATGAAGTGAAGTACACAGGCAGCGTCCTGTACATCCGCGGACTCAAGAAATAACCGACGAAAGGAAACAACATGACAACATACGCACCACCATCAGAGAAGCAAGTGGCTTTCCTCAAGTCACTGCTCGGCACCCGTGAGGTTGACGAAGCGGTGAAGAGTGATTTGCTCGAGCAGTTAGAACTTGACGTCCTTGAGAAGCGCATCGCAAGTGAAGCGATTGACTCGCTACTCAAGTTGCCGAAGTTGCCGAAGTCAACCACGCCGTCGCCGTTCCAAGAACTACTGCGGAGCATTCCAAAGTCGCGGTACGCAATTCCGGTTGATGAACTCGAGTTGACAGATGCGACAGACTCCTTCACAGGCGACTTAGTATTTGTTGAACTCAAGGAGTACATGCAGACAATGTACATGCGCCAGTTACACGGTGCCCCAGGTGGCTTCAGTCGCTCGAAGCTCACAATAGAATCCGTGAAGGCGATCATCGCAATTGTTGCGACTGACCCATACAAGTACACTCGCATCTTCGGTGAGCACTACACATGTTGCGGGTCATGTGGAGCAGAGTTGACTGACACCAAGTCACGTGAACTCATGCTTGGACCGGAGTGCCGCAAGAAGTTTGGGAGGTAGGAACATGAGCACATATTCAATCACGCGCGCAATTGACAAGGCCATACTTCAATTTTGGTACTTGCGGGTGTCTATCCGAGTCGGACTTGTTGTTGCAGGTCTTGCAACGTTCATCGCGGTCATCGTATGGCAAGGCAATGACGACAGCAAGTACCACTGTGACAATGGTGGCTTGGCAGTTGTCATTCATGAAGGCGACACACTTTGGGACATCGCCAAGCAGTACTGCACAGGCAGCACCGTGACAGCGGTTGACGACTTGTACAAGATATACGGTTCCACCCTGTACCCAGGTCAGATCATTCATTTGACATCAACCGACTGACGCGGTCAACATACATGGCCTGACTCGTGTAGAATAAGTTCATGGCCAAAAGCATAATGGAGCAACTCGCACTGCTTCCTGTCGATGAACAACGAGTGATACTCGATGGCATGGACATGGAACAATTGATGTGGGACTGGAGAGCATGGGCTCGCCCTGAGCAACTGCCACCGTCGGGAGACGATTGGGCAATCTGGTTGTACCTTGCGGGACGTGGCGCTGGCAAAACTCGAAGTGCTGCTGAATGGGTGCGTGACATGGCGAAGCGAACTGACAAAGGTCAATTGCGCTTTGCACTCGTTGCTCGTACTGCGGCTGACGTTCGTGACGTCATCGTTGAAGGTGAGTCAGGTATCATCTCTGTTTCACCACCGAGCGAGCGTCCACTGTATGAGCCGTCAAAGCGACGACTCACTTGGCCGAACGGCAACACTGCAACATGCTTCACTGCTGATGAGCCTGACGGACTTCGTGGTCCGCAATTCCACTATGCTTGGGCTGACGAGATTGCTGCGTGGCGTCAATCACCTGATGCTGCGGGTATGACATCGTGGGACAACTTGCGTGTTGCTTGCCGTCTTGGTTCCTCACCTCAGATTATCTGCACCACCACACCAAAGCGAGTACCGATGCTGTACGCCCTGCTCACTGAAGCAGAGAAGACAGGCCGCGTAGTGGTGTCACGTGGTTCAACACTTGACAATGCGGGTAACCTCTCAGCAACGTACCTCGATGCAATCACAGGCGTGTACGCAGGTACTCGCCTTGCTGCACAGGAATTGTTTGGTGAGATGCTGAGTGATGTTGAAGGCGCACTCTGGACAATTGAATTGCTTGAACGCTCACGTGAGACTGCATTCCCAGTCGGCGCGCAACTTCGCTGCGTGGGTGTTGACCCATCAGTTGCTGAGAACCCACGTGACGAATGCGGGATTGTGGTATGCGCATCGAGTGGTGAGCGCGATCTATACAAGAGGCACGCTTGGGTACTTGAGGACGCATCAATCCATGGCTCACCTGAGCAGTGGGCGAACAAGGTAGTTGACATGGCTCGCAAGTACTCATGCCCAGTCGTGGCTGAAGTCAACCAAGGTGGTGCGCTCGTTACTAATGCGATCCTCGCGATTGACCCATCAATCAAAGTACTCGAGGTGCATTCAAAGTTCGGTAAAGCATTGCGGGCTGAGCCTGTGACACTCGCTTATGAACAGGGACGCATCCACCACGTCAACTACCTGCCTGACCTTGAGTCACAGATGTGTTCATGGATTCCCGGTGAAGGTAAGTCACCTGACAGAGTCGACGCACTCGTGCACGCTCTCACAGCACTCGTGATCAAGCCACCGCCTGGTTTCGTAGGCGGTACGATCACAGCACGGTCGCCATCATCGAAGCGCATTGCAAGTTTGCGGGACAGCGTGCTCGGTGGAGGCAGAGGTGGTGCAAGAGTGTTCATACCTCGTACCAAGTAATCACGTATGCGGTGAGAGTATATGATGAAGCAATGAACACTGACAACACTCATGAACACGATGCGCCTGTGGCAGTCGAGGTACCAGAAGTAATTGCTGTACCAGAAGTAATCGCCGAAGTAGAAGTACTCGCCGAAGTAGAAGCACCTGCGGTACTCAATGTACCTGCTGAGCCACAAGCATCTGCGCCACTTGACAAGTTTGAACTACCATCGCCAGCACCTGATGCTTTCGTAAAGCGTGCAGGTGTAGTCGTTACCGGAGGTGCAACAGACTCCGTGTATCTTGACAAGTGCGTGTTCAAGAATACGGGTGCTCGCAAATCACTCTCAGTTCATCACCTTCAACGTCGCCTCGTCGAGTTGGGTTACCACAACGCACTCGGAGATCCTGACGGCTGGTACGGTGACGATACTCGTGCTTGCGTTCATGCATTTCAGAAAGACAGCAACATTGATGGCGATGGCATTATGGATGCCACCACACTTGAAGCGTTGTTTGCTCGAGATCCACACGTGACCGTCGTACTCGTCAACTAATACTCTTGCGGGTGGGCCTCGCTCGCCTCACCACACTCGCCACACCTACTCGCCACGGTGAGTGCACGGTAAATGTATGCGCGGTTCATTGCGCGGTTCATTGTGAAGCACCTCACTCAGGCGCACGCCTTTCGTTTCAACTTTGCGATTGCGCACCTCACCCAACACGTGTGGCCACTCGCAATGCCATGCGGGTGACCTTTATGAACACGCCTTCACATGCGGGCACACCTCACTCGCCATGCGGTGCACCTCATCACGTGCGCCTCACGCCTTCACGTGTACCTCACGTGTACCCCATCACGTGTACCCCATCACACCTCATGCACGCCTCGTAGGCACCTCACCTGTGCACCAAACACGCGCACCACTGCCACACGCCTTCACGCCTCACTGGCACCCTCCGCGAGTGCCAAACACGTGTTCATGATGCCCACTTTTGGCCCTCTTCTGGGGGCCTCTCAGGGCCTCTCAGAAGGCCTCATTTTGACCTCACTTTTGGCCCTTGCTTTTGACGAAACCCTTGCAATCATTGGACATTAGACAGCCATATAACATAAGGGTTTGACGACTGCCTGTCATCAAACCATTGCAATCATTGGACCTTAGAAAGCCTTATGTTACAAGGGTTTGATGAAGGCACACCATGAAACCCTTGCTATCATTGGACATTAGAAAGCCTTATAGAGTAAGGCTTTGATGATGACACCTCGTCAAACCATTGCAATCATTGGACATTAGAAGACCAATGATACCAACGGTTTCATGGCACCTTGCCCTCTAACCATTGCAATCATTGGCTTTCAGAAACCGTTATAACATAAGGGTTTCATGGAAACCAATCCCGAGTGGACGCTCTATAACCGCTGCCCTCTCGCAGGCTAAAACCATTAACCATAATGTACTATTTCTCTAGCTGTACAAATTCCCCAAAGCCTTTTTATCCTTAAGGTACAAATTCCTCTGTTGTACACAAGTTTTCCGCTGCGGCTATGATACGTTGAAGACATGGCCAAGCAAGTTCTTCCACATTCTGAGCGTGAGTTTCTCGCCGTCCTTAATGGTAATGAATTAAAAGCGCGAGTAAAGGCGCTTTCAAGTGCGGGTTGGTCACTTGGTGCGATTGCCGATGCGTTCACTCCTCCCAAGCAACGTTCATCCATCCGTGTATGGGCCACTGGCAATACGCAAACACGTCCCGACCATCCACCTATTCCCTCAATCTCTTCCCCTTCTTCTCCGAGATCACGTTCTATCTTACCCGCAGCGGAAAAATCCGCCTCGGCGCATAAGCACAAGCGCGTCCGCCGTGCATACGATCCGACCAGTCCTTTGCTTACTCACGCCAAGCAACAACAAATACAAAAGCTCTCACCACTTGCGAGACAGTATAGAGCTCGAGCAAATCCAAATGGCGTCTACGCAAAGGCAAACGTTGAACTTACAGAACTATGTAAGGATCTATACTTCAAGCAAAATGTCTCTGTCCGAGAGCTTTCCGACGCCGCAGGTGTTACCTACAGGGCGATGGCTCGAAGAATTGGCGTAGGAAAGTAGCTAATGCAAATAAAATACGATGTCTTTCCTGCACAGGTTCTAGTTTGCCCGGCGCCTGAAGATAACCAATATGAAGCCTATAGCGCTCTTACCGTTCTTGACGGCAAGCAGATTGCACACTCGCGGAAAGTTGAAGCCGTACGAGTAGTGCTGTACGGCGGCAATGTTTTGATAGCAGGCGATGGTCAAAACGGACCGATGCTTATCTTTAAAGAAGGCTATAACGAAGAAACCCTAGACTTGACAACAGAACGGAACAAAGGAACGTCTCGCCTAGTAACCACATCTGGAAAAGTAGTAATCTTCAGCAAAGACAACAACTGCGGCTGCGGCAGTATGCTGCGCGCATGGAATCCGTACGGAACCCTGTACTCAGTGAAGGACCCAACAGGAACAGAATGACTCGTATAATAGACTACACAATCATGGCTTTGGCCATTTACCGAATCACAAGACTTGCCACAACTGACGTTGTCTTTAATAAGTATCGCAATCGTATTTGGAAAAAGTATCCAGCTTCCGAAGGCGGTTTGGGATACTTAATTACCTGCCCGTGGTGCGTCAGCATCTGGGTATCATTGCCTGCTGTAGTTATGTATAGAATAAACACTGACTGGACAGTTGTTGTATTAAGCATCTTTGCTTTTTCAACTATCGTCGGGTTTCTTAACCGCGTTGATTGACATACAAACACACTAAGCGTGTTAGTATGCCTTAGTCAACTCCGTTGTAACGACTATAGGAGATAACGTGGGCGTTTTCCGCCGAGATTTTATTGAGCCAACACGCAGGACTGGCAAGCCTGTAGCACGATCATCCGCGCAGCCGACCTTTCCTTCTTCCCCAGGATATTCTGTAGCACAGTCAGCACCATACTCAGCGCCACGAGCTTTGACAGCAGCGGCCGCACAGGTACGAGTCAATGACAAAGGCGAAGCCGAACAGTTTAAGAACCGTCGTGCCGCAAGCTCGTCTGCTTGGCAGTCAGAGGCTTGGGAATACTACGATGCCATTGGCGAAGTCAAGTACGCCTTTAACTTAGTTGCGTCAGTTGTTTCACGTATTCGTATTTATCCAGCAGTAATTGAAAACCAAGCTGAAACTCCAGTGTCGGTACGTAGCTCTTCTCAGATTGACCAGCGCTTAGCTGCAGCAGCCGAGCGCGCGCTTCTTCGTCTTGACTCAGCGTACGGTGGCCAAGCAGGATTGCTTCGAGATGCCGCGCTCAATATAAGCGTCACCGGCGAATGCTACTTAGTGCAAATGCCTGCGCAAATCGGATCTCAAATTCCTGAGTCGTGGGATATTCGCTCAGTTGATGAAGTACAAGTTGATGCAAAAAATACTTATGGAATTGTCGGTCGTAGGGACTTGCTCACTGGGAGTAACAACAGCGGTGGCGGAAATCGCAACAAGGGAATAGTTGCGCTGCCATCGACTTCGTTTGTTGGTCGCATCTGGCGCGCGCATCCACGATTTTCTGAAGAAGCCGACTCGTCACTTCGAGGACTGCTTGATCTTTGCGCAGAATTGTTGCTATTAAATAGAACGTTCCGTGCCACAGCTCGCTCACGCTTAAACGCTGGTGCGTTGTACCTTCCTGACGGACTCAGTGTTGCGGCATCTGCTGATCCTGATTATCCGTATGATGACGAGAACAATATGAATCCAGGTATCACGGCTGAAGAAGCTGGCGACGAGTTTGAAGATCAACTCATTGATGCGATGACAACGCCAATTCGTGATGAAGATTCTGCATCAGCAGTTGTTCCTTTGATTATCCGTGGTCCTGCTGAGCTTGGCGACAAGATTAAGCAATTCAAGTTTGAGCGCTCGTTTGACCCGGCGCTTGCGCAACGAGCTGATCGCGTCTTAGACAGAATTCTTCAAGGACTTGACGTTCCAAAAGATATCGTCACTGGTCTTGCGAATGTTCGCTATTCAAATGCATTGCAAATTGACGAGTCACTGTACAAAGCACATATTGAACCGTTAATGCTACTTATCGCTGACGCACTTACAGTTGTTTACCTTCGTCCGTACCTTATTGCTAACGGTTTTGATGAAGGCGACGTAAGGCGTATCACCGTATGGTACGACCCAAGCGCCGTCGCAACTCGTAATGACAGAGCAGCTGACGCTGACTCCGGCTTTGATAGAAAAGCTATTTCGTTTGATACATGGAGGCGTGCACACGGTTTCAGCGAAGCAGATGCGCCGACACCGGATGAAGTCGCACTTCGTATGTTGTTTGAAAAAGGAAGCATTTCTCCAGAACTTACTGAGTCAATGATTGGCGCGTTCGCTCCAGAGATCATAAAAGCTACTAGAGCAGCTCAACAAGCTTCAAGCGTAGCTCCAATGCCCGCCAACATAATGGACATGTTGCAAGGTGGACAGCCAAGCGCCGCACCACCGCCAGAGCAACCTACACAAGGACCTCCACCAGAGACGTTAGCAGAACCGCAAGTGGCCGTGGACTTAGGTCCTCAAGCGCCACCGCAGTAACATCGCGTAGGAGAACTAAGTGAACACGAACTGTCAGTCATGTGACATAGCATGCGTTTGCACAGCAGGTGCATGTGTTTGTATGCCAGAATGCACGTGCGGTTGCCGCGACGTGACTGGCGTGATTGTAATAACTGACGCCGCTGACGGATACACAAATGGTGGAATGCGTAGTGGCAAATACGTCATACCAGAAGAGAGCGAACTTGCAGATGCTCTCATTGAGATAACGCAAAGGTACGGCAAGTTCAATAGCGATGACACTGGTGTCTGGGCTGGATACACGCCAGGCGCGCAAAACGAATTAGCCAGCATCGGCGTTAAGTGCGGCAACTGCATTCTATATGAAGGCGGCACTTCTTGTAAAATAATTGAAGCGCAAGTCGAGCCAGACGGGTATTGCCGTTTTGCGCTTATCCCAGATGGGACGGTAACCGCTGCAGCGTCTAAGCCCGCACCGAAAAAAGATCGCATACGTGGATCAGATACAAATAAAAAAGGATCTGCATCTGGCGGTAAAAAAATAGTTTTTTCTGACAAAGTAGAAAAGGCTTTATCAAACAAAGTAGAAGAGCATAATAAAAAAGCGTCTGAAGGAAGAAAAGCTACTCTTTCAATGCTCAAGGCAGTTTATCGCCGAGGCGCCGGTGCATTTTCAAGTTCGCACAGGCCAGGAGTTGGCCGTGACCAATGGGCAATGGCTCGCGTTAATGCGTATCTTCGTCTGCTAAGGACTGGCCGACCAGCCAATCCAAACTACAAACAAGATAATGACCTTCTTCCTGCTAAGCATCCTAAGTCGTCGAGAAAAGATTTAGCGATTACAGCATCGGCAGCTGCAAGTGCTGAATTGATTGTTCACATAGAAAGTAAAGATGCGTACATGTCACCTGAGCATGCGATATTGCGCTTTACAGAATTCTCAGGACTAAACTACGACTCAGTTCCTATTTTTCGCGCAGCTTGGATGCGCGCTGTAGCTGCTAATGAAGATCCGTACGAAAGAACATCACAGTTGGCAATAACAATGTACAATAGTAAAGACGCAGATCTGCTACCACGCAAAAAGACAGGCGATAAAAAATGAGCAACTTGCATAATGGATCTAAATTACGCAAAAAAGATGTACACAGCATTCGTGAGGCAATTCTCTCGATGGTACAAGAAGCGAACCTTCGCACTCTTCCTGAGCGTAGGGTGTCTGACAAAGCGGCTATCACTGTTGCTAACAGGGATCTTGAAAAGACAAAAAACGCAAGTGTAGCAAAGCGCGAGTTTTCCGCGCTTCGAGCAGTTGGCTCGTTTATCTCTCTTGCAACGATTAACAAGGTAACTGAAGCATCGCTGCAAAATAGTGATCTATTGGCTATCGGACATCCTTTCTCAACAAAAGCACACAGCATGACCGCAGCTTCGCTGCGCAACGAGCGCGCTAAGTGGATTGCAGCTGACGAATACATCGACAGCTCAATACGCTCTTTGGTTATTAAAGCTCATGGATATGAAGAAAATTCAATGGAGCGAGCACATGCTTTTGCACGACTCGCTGCAATGGGACCAGGATTCGTGCCAATCACTGCATCGATTGATCTCAATACTGCTACATCCGCGTACACCGAGTTCGTATTTGGCCTTGGCCTTGGCGGCAACTCAGATATGGCTAGAAGGCTTAGGGCGAAAATGCAACGCCGTGACCGCCTTGGACGTTTTGCATTTATGGGCGGTGGATTCTCGTTTAGCTTCCGCAGCAAAGATGGCAGGTTTAGCAAAGTATCTGGCCGTGTAGTTGGCGCATCTGGCGATCAAGATAGCATCGACATTGAAGTAAAGAATCATCCAAGACTCGCTGACGGTATTTATGCTATGCCGTCATCTAGAGGTACCGCAGTTAGAGCCATTCTTGATGATGAAATCATTAAAGATCTGCCACAGGCTGACATTGATATAGCAGCAGATGATGTATTTGTCGACGAAGCAAGTCTTACGCGAATGATGGCTCCGACTGGCTGGACCACAGAAGAATCGTCAACTCAAGGTGGCAAAGCAGTCAGCTGGGTTCACAAGAGTGAAGACGGTTACGAGGTCTATGACTCACCAGGCGATCCTTTCGGTCGCTTTCAATTGCGCAGAGAAAAAGGCAATGGCGCAAGACAACCTTTTCCAAAAGTTAAGTCATGGGCAGACGTTCAAAAGCAAGCAATTTCAGACCAAGATCTTTACAAAGACTATCTTGAAAAAGAGCAAATCAATCAAGATAAAAACAAAGCGTTTGATGAAGCAGCAAAGTCTGGTGAAGGCCCTCCTAGTAAGGCGCTTCCCGGCCGAGCTTGGGTCAAGCATGAAAACGGACAATGGTATGAGCGCGAGCTTGGTAGAAACTATGACGTTGCAGACGAAGAACTTCAGAAAATAGCTAAAGAAGCTACTGGACCATACCTCCCACCGAAAGACAACGACTTCGGTAAAAAATACAAAACCTCAACAGGTAAGTGGAAAGAATGGGACGAAGGCAGTGATGAGTCTTGGCAGTACAAGCAGGATTATCAAAAGCGTCTGAACGGTGAATACTCAAAACTTAAGCGTCTGCAAGAAGCGCAAAAGGCTGGACTGTTTGATCCAAAGTCAGACATCGCTACTGTGCGCGACATCAATGGCGACAGCTCAGTAGGCGAGCAACTCCGTAGCGCTATCACCGATACTGCGGCAGTGCGGTTTAACTATGATGGAAAATACGATGTTCAGTTCACTCCGAAAAGCTCGTATGTAAACAAAAAAACTGGCAAAACAAACTTTGTTGGTTTAGACACTAAAGGCGTACAACGCACGTATGCTGCTGACAAAATTGCTCCACCAAAGTCGGCTGCAAAAACAGAAGTAAAAGCAACAATTCCAGATGCACCAGAAGCTCCACCTGTAGACACAACACCAGATGTTGTTGATCTCAAAGCTGCAATTGAAGGAATGAAACTTGGCGAAACTAAAGAATACGTTGCAGGTCTCGCAGCTAAAAAACAAAAAGTACGATTCAACTACAGCGGCTCAGAGCGGGTCGTTGAGCCGATTGAAGTATGGGTCAATGGCCAGACAGGCCGAATCAACCTACGCGCCATTGACAAAGACGTAAAGAAGAACTTTAGCTTTGACAAGATTGAAGCACCTAAGCCTTCAGAGCGCGACATCGCACGTGACCAGCGCAACGCGGACCGCGTAGACGAAAACATCAACAACCCAGACAACTGGGAACTAAAGCCAGTGGGGTACCCCGCCACGCGAAGTGAGTGGAACTACATTGGCCCACGGCCACGGTCCGAGGACAGCGTTGGTCCTTACATTTCGCCACCACAGTCTGTTCTTGACAAGTATGCTAAAGACTTGTTTGGCCCTAAAGACGGCGGCCCTAACGTAGACGAAACTGACACAAGCACAGACTTCCCGATGAGTCCAGAAGAGCGTGCAGCAGCTAAGGCCCGACCTAGCGAGCGCGTGACAAATCTTGACGGACTAAAAGGCGATGAGCTTACAGCAGCCATTGATAAAGCAATAGCAGACAAAAAGCCACTTAAGTTTACATACCACGAAAAAGAGCGCCTGGTTCGCCCACTCGAAGTATGGACAAATCCAAAAACTGGAAAAGTCAACTTGCGTGCTGTTGAGGCCGATGCCGATACTGATAAGAACTTTACACTTGAAAAAATTGGCAAACCAGTTGATGAGAAAATCAAACAAATTGATGCCGATGACATTATCAACATGCCACAAGAGCAGCTCGATGACGTTGTCGATGCGCTGTGGCCAGCAGCGGCTCCTTCACAGCAGGTAGCGCCAGAAGCAACAGGCCGTCGTATTGTTGATGCATCAAGCAGCACTGCAGTTGAGCGCGTTGAATACGACCCAGCTACAAAAGAATTGTTCATTCAATTCAAGTCATCAAAAGATGGAAAGGGTGGTGGCGTTTACAAGTACAGCGACGTTGCTCCCGAGTTTGTAGACAGACTTGAAAGCGGATCAATTGGAAAAATGATTCCAGAACTCAAGAAGAATAACTCTTCTGAGAAACTAGATGAATTCCCAGCAGGCGGAAGCGGAGGCCCAGGCGAGCCACCAGCAGGCGGCCCAGTCGTACCGGGGAACACCGGTGACGATGCTGTTGATAAACTGCGCCAAGCACAGGCGCTCATCGCCGAAATGGAAGACTCGGGCGCGTTTGATGCTGCAAAAGTAGATGACGCAATAAAGCTTGTCAATAGCGCATCAAGTGATTTTGATTCTTTCGTAAAGTCAAAGGATGCTGTCAACCAAGGCAACGCTGAAGGTCAAATTAAGAATCTTTTAGAAGAACTCGACGATCTTAAGTCTAGAGAAGATGTTGATCTTGCTCCTAATTTTGATGACTATATTCTTGACGTTGAACTCGACGTCATAAGATTCGGCGAGTCAGACGATGACGGCCCAGGCGAGCCACCAACAGGAGGACCATCAGCAGGCACCCCAGGTGACGATGCTGTTGATAAACTGCGCCAAGCACAGGCGCTCATCGCCGACTTGGAAGACTCAGGCAAGTACGATGCTAAAAAAGCAAATGCTGCAATAAAACTTGTCGAAGAAGCATCGAAAGATTTTGACTCGTTCTTGATGTCAAAGGATGCTGTCAACCAAGGTGATGCTGAAGGTCAAATTAAGAATCTTTTAGAAGAACTTAAGGACCTTAGGAACAGAAAAGATGTTGATCTTGCTCCTAACTTCGATGACTACCTTCTCGATGTTGAGGCTGACATCATACGATTTAGCGAACTAGACGATGACGGCACGGGAGGCCCAGGTGCCCCAAGCGAGCCACCAGCAGGCGGCCCAGTCAATCCTGACAAGTACGAAACAGAGTACGGCTTTGACTATCCTAAAAAAGTTACCGACGAAAACGGCAACCAAGTCAGCCGCGTGATTGTCGATGTTGTCACAGAAGACATGTCGCTAGAAGAGATTGAAAGAGACTTCAAGAAAAAGTTCCCTGGTGGCGCGATGAAAGTTATTCGTCAACGCGGAACTAACGGTTGGCCCGAAGTGCAATACGACGTTCGTCCAGGAGACGAAGACAAACTCGGTAAGTGGTACAGCGGCGACCTTGAGCCTTATGACTATGCCGGTGATGCCGACGCACTTGACGATGCCGATACTCGTAACTTGCCAACAGCTCAAGACTACATGGATGATCCAGCAGTTGCTGAAGATGCTGATGCCGGGTCGTTCTTTGATGAACCAATGTTTGATTCGCTATTTGATACGCCAGATGGCGCGTACAAACTTAATGTTTTCGAAGCGTATCGCCCAGTCGGAAGAACAACAGAAGACAGTGAAGATTTTACTGATGATCCAGACGTTCTTGCCACTAAGTTTGATGTAACAGAGCTTGGAAGAGCGCTGGCACAGGCAGTTCTTCCACTTACAAATGACCAAGCCACAGGTTACGGAAACCTTCCATTTGAAAGCGGCGACGAGCCAGTAAAAGCTGAGGCGTTGTACGAGGCGCTTGGTGCAGCGAGAATGACGCCAAACCTTGTTCTTGCTGGTCTATACGACTCGATGCTCGACCCAGAGCGTGGGCTAACTAATGTTGAGCGAATTACTGATGTTTCCCGCAATGACAGCTCGCTTGACAATGGCATTGATGATCCATTCACTGCTGAAATTCTTCCCGTGGCTGACCGCAGCGCAGAAATTGATGCTGCCATCGCGCTAAACGAAAAGATTGGCTCGTATAGATACGCAAGCAACGGCGTTCAAAAAATGCGTGATCATTCTGAGAATAATCCTAAAATGCTGGATATTGCAAAGGACCTGACACAGCGAGAGGATGATGATGTTCAATTTGACACCATCAACCTTATTGACTTGTTAGATAAATATCTCCCGTGGGCTTCGAGTAGCGATGCCGATGAGCGCGACGCGTTTAGAGGCCTTTGGGGAATGATGATGTCGCTTGATGGAGGAAGTTCCATTGAAAGCGACTCACGATTTGAAGGATTTAGGCGAGAAATTCTTAGTTCGTTTGAACGAAGGAGTGGAAACCCAACTCTTGCGCAAGACGACTATGACGAGTTCGTTCTACAGTATGGTGGTTTTCCAGAGTTCGTAGCTGGCAAGAAAGCTATCGCCGATGGACAAGACGATCTGTCCGCTGAAACAAGCGCTGCAGCATTTTTTAGACTTGTCAAAGCAAGTTCCCGCCCGAATACTGCTCCATTGTGGAGGTCAATCGGCGTAGCGGAAGGCTCGAGCGAGTTTCAGAAGTACACAGTACCTGGATCACGATTTGACATGGACCCGCGTTCATTTACCGCGCAGTCGTTAGAAACTGGGACATTTGGCGACATAGCGTATTCGCCTACTGACAAAAAAATTGAACGAGTAATCTTTAAACTAGATCCGGGCGACGGAGATACTATTTCAGCTGAGTCCGTTTCTTGGTTCCCAGACGAGCGCGAAAATATTGCATTTGGTTCATTTGAAGTTATTGAAGTAACGCGGCAACCGTCGCAGCTTGGCAAGACGCGTAATGACGATTACGTTGTCCGTATTCGTAAAGTTGATAGTGGCAATCAAACAGATGAGCAAAGCGCGCTGCCAGCGCCAGGGCAATTCTCCGAAGCAACGCAGCACGGAGACATTTCTGGTTGGACGCAGGTTGGCAATCAAGCAGGGTCTAACCCTGGAGGATTCTATGACGACCCAGCCGGGAACAGCTACTACATTAAACAAGCAAGGTCACAGTCTCATGCGGACAATGAAGCTCTTGCATCGGCCTTCTACAAAGAGCTTGGAGTGCCAGCCGCTGAAGTTGGTTTTGGCGAAAAAGACGGAGTGTTGCATTTAGTCACTCCGTTGATTGATGGTGCTACACCAAACTTTGAAGAAAAAGTGTATGGCGGAGACAATGAATACGTCAAGAAAGTCCAAGACAACTTCGCAGTTGACGCGTGGCTTGCTAACTACGACATTGTTGGAATGGTCTATGACAACGTTGTTTCAGATGCAAACGGCGAGCCAGTAAGAGTTGATCCAGGCGGCGCGCTGATGTGGCGAGCTCAAGGCAAGCCAAAGCCATGGTTTGGTGACACTGTTGACGAGCTCGACAGCATGCGCGATCCAGATGTTAACGAGCAAGCAGCTAACGTATTTGGCACAATGAGCGATGATCAAATCAAAGCAAGCGCGCAAAAAGTTGCTAACCTTACGCCAGAAAGAATTGAAGAAATTATTGACTCGGTTGTCACAAGCCCAGACGATGCTGCACTTCTCAAGGAGCGGTTGCTAAACCGTCGTCAATACATTATGGATCGTTTTGGCTTTGAAGAGCCTACAGACGTTCTCGGTGAGCCACAATCAATTGCTTCAGAAATGGGCATTGCTTCTAAGGATCTTCAAGCAGGCGATGTCACAGTCGGCGATTCATTCGTTATTGAGCGCATATTCACTGATGCAGATACTAAGAAAGGCAAGGTAAGCGTTCAAGGATACTTCCCTGGCCACGAGTCACAAGTTAAGCAGTGGAACGAAAACACAGTCATTATGGCAACACGAGGCGGACAGCTTCCTGCTAAAGGCGACGCACCAGCGTTACACAGACCAGTCGCGCCTGCCAAGCCGCAGCCTGCCGCTTTCACTGGCTCAATCGCAGATGAACTCTCTGGAGCTCAAAGCTGGGACGAAGTTCGCAGCATCCTACGTGGAAAAACAATCGTATTCTTTGACTACGAAACAACTGGATTCCCAGACAAGAAGACAGGCGACAAGAGCAGCAACCAACCAGCGCAACTTGGCGCAGTAAAAGTTGTTGATGGTCAGATAGTTGACCGTTTCAACTTGTTCATGAATCCAGAAGAGCCTCTTGGCGGTTGGTCGCGCGATAACCTTAAGGGCGCAGACGGCACTCCACTAACCGATGAGCAACTTGCCACGGCACTGGACAAAGGCGAAGCGCATAGGCAGTTCATTGAATGGGCTGGCCAAGATGTGATTTTAGCAGCACACAACGCTCCATTTGACCTTGGCGTTATGAATGAAACGCTTGGCAAAAAAGGACTAGAGTACGCGCCAACCGGTGGAGTTATTGACACTCTCAAGCTTGCGCAAACAGTGATTGCATCAAAGAAAGCTGCAGCTCATCACGTAAACAAAGATCAAATTAAGACTGGAGACCCGAGTGGGCCAGATACCCACCGACTAGGCGACCTTGCATCTCACTTTGGCGTTGAACTTGGAGACGGGTGGCACACTGCAGATGCCGACTCTGAAGCAACGTCAAACGTCTTAAACTCTCTTATTGACTACGCAGCCGGAGCAGACGGTGGAGACACGTCGCTCCGCAGCGTTCTTGATGCGGGTGACAGCTACCAAAGCAACATGGCCGAGTTTGAGGCAAGAAGTGCACAGTTCAAAGATGAGCTAGCTAACTATGAAATACAAAAAGCAATTGCCGCAGCATGGAATTGTCGTGGTGGAACAGTTGCAAGTATCGCAGCTCTTATCGCAGCAATTGACGACCCAGACTGCAACGTCCCGTCAATTGATGACCTTATCAAGGCAGCAACTCCTGGTGGTACAGACTTTGTAGATCCAGAAGGTCTTCATACAGGAGATTCTTCTACGGGAGACGCTTACACGCTAGAAGCAGAAGAAATCCCAGAGATGGACGGCGTTGAGCCTCCGTTTATTCCAGGAATTGAAGATCCAGACGATGAATTCCGTCCAAGCGATCAGCAGCAGGCAGTAGTTGAAGCTTTGTTTACTGGCGGCGACATTGTTATTCGCGCAGCCGCTGGCGCGGGCAAGACGAGCACACTAAAGATCCTCGCACGACGACTACAAAAGCACAAGCCAAAAGAGCGCGTGGCGTACATTGCCTTTAACGCTACAGTTGCCGCTGAAGCTCGTGAATCGATGCCATCAAATGTTGAAGTACGCACCGCTGACTCTATTTCAGTCAACTGGACAAAACTGAACTTTCCAAAGTTGCATAAGAAAAAGGGCGCAAAAGATACGCTTTACAGCCCTAGTGACATAGCTACTCATCTTAAAGTTCCAGCGATGACTGGAATGGACAATAAAGGCAAGCCAGCAAAACTGCCAGTGTCAGAGTCTGTCAAAGAATTGCGTAAGGCAATTTACCAATTTACCATCAGTGCTGATAAAGAAATAGGACCACAGCATTTTGACTCCGATGCAGTAGAAGCTTCAGACATACCAAAGCTTGTTGAGGCCGCAGAAAGATGGTGGGCAGACATCTTAAGCGAAAACGGAAAAATGCTGTTTAGCTTTCCGCACATGAAAAAGATGTGGGCGCTTTCAAACCCAGATCTATCAGATGACAGTGGCGGGCTTAAGACTCCAGCAAGCGTTATTTTTATGGATGAAGCGCAAGACATTAACCCGGTCTTAGGCCGTGTTATTGCAGCACAGACAGCCCAAAAAGTCTACGTTGGCGACGAAAACCAAGCTATCTACCAGTTCATGGGCGCAGAAGATGAGCTACAAAAAGTAACAGTTCAGCACGATCTTCCTCTTACTAAGTCATATCGTTTTGGCGAAGTAATCGCGAGAAACGCAAACAGGTATCTACGGTTTAAAGAACGGTTCCTCGGCGAAAAGAAGACTTTTGCTGTTGAGGGAGCAGGCAAGTTCCCTGGAGAAATAGTTGCGGCTGGGTCTATGAAAAACGCTCAAGCTGTGCTTGTTCGTTCAAACGCTGGCGCATTTAGAGAAGTGCGCACTGAACTTTTAAACGACAGAATAGTTGGAGTCACAAAAGGCTTCAAAGCAGACTTAGATAACTTCATCATAGCTGTTGACTGGCTTCAAGCACCAGAGGCCACGCGGGGAAGTCGCCCAATGCGGGTTCCAGAGGAACTCCGCGGATACAAGAATTGGGCAGAAATTGTCGACGAAGCCGCTAAGGAAGGCGACAGCGACTTTAGCCGCAAGACACGAATCTTAGTTGACGACGTTGAACAACTTGGACTCGAAGAACTTAAGTCATTGGCCAGCCGCGTCAAAGTACTTAAAGGCAAAGTCAATACAAAAGTTGTCGATGACGGCTCTCTTCCTGATCTTCCAGACGACCTGTCACCAGGCGTTGAAGGAGATGTTGGCCGTGACATTACTTTCTCAGTTGAAGAAGATGCAATTGTTCTTAGAGGAAGCACATACGGTGTAAAAGATCAAATAAAAACAGCCAATGGTGGTCCAGCAAAATATGACGGTGACCGCAAAGCTTGGATTATTCCAGCCAAAACAGACAAAGCTCGCCAAGCAGGACTTGAAAAACTTCAAAAAGTTCTTGCACCAGAAACAGTCGCAGAGGCGTCATACGTAGACGTAGTTGTTTCATCAGTTCACCAAGCCAAAGGCGCCGAGTGGGACGAAGTTCGCATGGGCAACGACTTCTTTGGGCCACGAAAGCCGAAGAAGTCTGACGGCGGCGAAGATGCCGATTGGATTATGCCAACCCCAGTTGAGCTCAACCTCGCGTACGTTGGCGTTACTCGAGCCAAGAAAACTCTTGACCCTGGCTCACTCAATTGGATTGATAGTTGGGTAAAATCAGATGACCCAGAAATTATGGGACTTGTTGACGGCGTGGTTGTTGCACCAGAAGCACCAGAAGCACCAGAAGCACCTACAGCAGCAAGTGAAGATGATTCAAGTGCGCCAACAACTTCTCCTGATGTTGACGATGAAGTAGCTGAAACTGCTGAAACAATAGAAAGTGTTGGAGAAGCTGTTGAAGGAACTAACGATCCATTTGGGCCTGGCGGTGAAGCGCCGTCAGCAGAGCAGCAGGCAAAAGATTTAGAAGATTCATTTAACGAGTTAAGCGACTATGCGGATTCACTTACTGATCCAGAAGGCGAAAACAACCTTAAGACAGGCGCAAAGAATAAAGTAAAGAAAGCGCAAAAAGATCTAAAGCAACTTCAAAAAGATCTTGAGGATGGAAGCATTACGCAAGCAGAGGCTACAACCAAGCTTCAGCAAATGATTGCTGAGTTCCCAGATAGCGACTCAAATACTGAAGAAGCTCTTGACATGTGGACTTACCGGCAGACAATGATAGATCTCGAATCTGTGCTTACGGGAGAGCGCTATATGCGCCCGACTGGGAAAGGACTTCCACCTAGAGATGCAGTTGACAGCAAAGGCCGACCAGTTGGCTTTTCAAAGAATGGAAAGTTTATTCGCCTCGGAACTCGAGTCCGCGACAAGTGGGGATTCTCTGGAACAGTTGATTCGTACAACGAAAACGACTGGATTAACGTCAATGTTAGATATGACATTGATCCACGAGATCCTGCCAAGGTAAAGAAAGGCAAGTGGGGTCCAGGAGTTGCGCGAGTCTCTAAGAATAGCCGCACTCTTACCGTCATCGAGCCCGGCGACCGTGAACCATGGATTGACAACGGAAGCGTTCCTGAAAACAAAAAGCCAAAGCAAATAGAAGAGCAAACTAGAATTCATCTAGACATGCTCGAAAAACGTGGTGAAACCGCGTGGGACGGCTCCGAAAAAGATAGACAAGAGCCAGGCGGCGACCTCCCAAAAGCTGAGGCCCCGCAAGGGGCTACCGAGGCTCCTGAAGAAAGCAAAGCATCAAAAGCAGAATTCATAAAAAATTCTGACTTTGTTGACGTACTCGCAGAGTACTACACCACGGCTAAACAAGCGTTCAATAAAGGCACACTTACTAAAAAAGATTGGGACAGAGTACAGTCTTATTTTGGCTCGGATTCAATAGCCGTTAACAACTTTTTACGTAGTGGGAAGCGGCTGTGGCTTACCAATGACAAAGATACTATTGAAAACGTAATCAAATCTATTGACGATATTTTCGATGTTGCTGGTGTTGAATTGCCAGGAAATGTAATCGTATTCCGAGGCATTTACGATGCAGATAAGCTCTTCCCAGATGGCGTAAAACCTGGCGACGTGTTTGACGATCTTGGGTACTCTTCTACAAGCATTAAATCTGATGTTGCACGGACCTTTACCAACACTGATGAAACAGCAACAGTCTTAGCAATAACTGTTCCGAGCGGAACAAAAATGCTAGCAAACAATACAGCTATTCAGGCTGGTCAACAGAAGAAGGAAAAAGAGATTTTGCTGCCAAGAGGATTGACATTTAAGGTCACTTCTGTTACCGAGCGCACTAAGCCGAATAAAGCATATTCATTTTTGCCTGAAACGTACAGAGAAATAGCAGTTGAAATTGTCAGCACTCCTAACGCAAAAGCACCTAAAGCAGAAGAAATACCAGCACCTCCACCATGGAATCCTGACGTAGACGCACCGGAAGAAACAGCACCCACAGTTGCCAATGCAAAACCAAGCGTCGAGCTTGCAGCTGCTGCTGACGATGCGCGCGTATCATTAGATGCGTACTTTGATGAGAGCTTTGACAAGGACGATGTTGAGCAGGCAACTAATAGTTTTTCCTTAAAAAAGACTAGCCACGGACAAGCAGCAGACGCAGTCGTTTACCGCAAAGGCGCTGACGGTTTTGAAGTACTAATGATTTCAAGAGAGTACGGTCCGTTCCGTGGAGCAATGGCTTTGCCTGGTGGATTTAGAGACGGCGAAGAGTCATTCGCTGACACAGCGGATAGGGAAATGGCCGAAGAAGTCGGCATAGTAGCCGCAGACGCGATCAAGCGCACTGACCTCGGCACAGTTCTTGACTCACCAGATTGGGACCCACGTTTTGTAAAAGGAATGAGCGTAGGAGCTGTGGCGTATGAAGTCGATGGCGACAAGGTAGAAGTGACAGCAGGCGACGACGCTACTGGTGCTGTCTGGATCCCGGTACTGGATCTTGCCAATGGAAAATACCCTATCGCATTCGGGCACGCTACGTGGCTTGCAGAAGCTTTTAGAGACAATCGAAAGTACAATCGTAAGTTTGAAATAATAAAGCAAGCATCTAAAGAACGCAATACGCGATTGATTGAAAAAATCAATGCTGTCCGTTCTGATCTTAACGAACCGGTGTTCGAGCAATACGGACCAAAAGCACCAGATTGGGTACCAGAAGGGCCAGGAAGATGGCGTGGCGCAGCCTTGACAGTAGACAGCGATGGTGTCACTATCGCCAATGGTACAGTGTTTGATGACGTTGAAAAACTCAAAAATGGATCATTGAAACCACCAGTGCTTCCATTCTTTGCCCCAATGGGGAGCGAAGATGCGAAGGACGGCGACGGATACTACTTTGCTAAATCTGGCAAGCGCTATTGGGGTCGCTGGGGTGCTGAAGGAGTCTTATTGCGCAAGCAAGGTGCTGGCGGCGAGGTGCAGTACCTACTTGGAAAGCGCGCAGATTGGATTTCATCTGGAGGTGGTAAGTGGGCTTATCCAGGCGGTGCGCACGGGACACAGTTCAACGCCGAGCGCGGTGGGACTACGGGAAGAGCTGAAATACTAGAAGAACTTGGTGTTGAATTGTCGCATCCACTAGTCAAAGGCAGAGAAACAACTGCGCTTACTTATGAAAATCCAATAGAACCTGATTGGACGTACAGAACAGTTATTATTGATGCATCAGATGACAACGTTAAGCAAGTACAGATTAGCGATAATGAAACCTCAGAAGTTGGCTGGTTCACGGCTGACCAAATAAAGGAAATGAATAGCCAAGGAATGCTTCATCCGTCGCTTAATAACAACATTGAAGAAATCTTAAAGCTGTCAGAAAAAACACCAGTTGAAAAGCCAGTTAGAGACTGGAGTGGCCTAGACATAGAAAAAATGGAAACTCTACCTAGTGGCTTAGCTTCCAAAAAAGGCATATCAACATTAGATGAATACTTTGAAGCTGAAGAAGCCTTTTATAGCCTCATTGCATTAGACCGAGAGTTCGATGCGGGGCAACTTGCGGCGATGATTACGCAATCTCTAGAGTCAAGTAATGCTAAAAAATCAATGCTTGATAGGTGGGAAAAAGATCACTCTATGTCGGCATCACTAGAAGATCAACTAACCGACTACATAGATAGCTCTGACAAAATCGGCAACTCACCTATTGCCCGTTGGTTTGAAACAGTAGACTCTGACGCGATCGATCAAAGACAACTCCAAATAGAAGCTGGGTACGAAAAATACTCGGGACTTGGTAAGATAATTGAAAGAACAGGCAGACCTAGAGTTATTCCAGACGTTGAACAAGACTTTACCAAGTCAAATTTTGCAGAAATTCCAAGTCTTATGGCTGCTGCTCAGGCTGTCGTAAACAAGAAGCGCGCAAGCGGAAGTCAAGAGGTTGCAATATCTGCGATGGTTGATAGCGGTGATATTGAAGATCTGGAAGTACGCGCATCAACAGTTGTAGACGAAAATGGAGAAAGAAAACTGCGACTGCGGTACACGCTTACCTCGTGGGCTGGTGTCGCTTTTGGCAATCGTGTTGCTAAAGATCCTGACTATAGAAGAGATGTAGTGAAAATGCCAAGTTCTTTTCTGAATAGCAATAAAGACATTGTTCTAGACAGCGGCACTGCTGTGTGGCAATTTGATGAAGGAGTTTCCTATGTGTGGGATTCAGAAGACCTAGGTACCGTAGAAGATCAAAAAAGACCATTTACAATTACTTTTGTCCAAGCGTCTGACGACCCAAATCAAGAAGAACTATATCTGAGCACCAGTGCTCGTGCACCAAACGCTCTTCATAACCAAGTTGTCATTGATCTTCCGTTGGATGCGACAAATGCTGAAATAACAGATGCGCTAGGACTAGGCGGAGTGCGAGATCCGAGACCGACAACCCAAAAAGACCTAGAAATTGCGGTAGAAAATAGATTTCTTAGCCTTTTTGGAAAAATGACAGATGCAACTCAAAACGCTGAGTCGCAGGGGAAAAGACAAAGAATGCTAGACACGATTAAAGCTGACTGGGGCGTGTCGCCTAGCGATGTAACTGTGTCAGTGAGCTCTACTGGCCATATTGAGTACCGTATTCCAGAGGATGTTGCAATAGAAATAGAAAAGTCAACAGGTGTCAAGTACATGAACCACAGCATATTCACTTCCGCGTATATAAAAGATTATGAAAAACAAAACGAAAAAAAGCCAGGCTACATTGACTACCATAGCATGACTCCACGTCAAAAAGCTGATGTAATTGCTGAAGGTCTTATGAAGTTGATAGAAGCCGGCGGACTTATGTCTACAGTCAGCCGTTATCAAGAAGGTCGGCAGTTTTTTGGAATGTCTTCTAACGAGGATATGGGCACTGGCGGCGCCGACTATGTATTCCTTACACCAGCAGATGACTTCGTGGGCTCTATCGGAACTCCATTTAGAGAAGAAGACGCAGCCATAGCATTTAATGCACGAAATCTGCTCCAAAGAATAGATATATACGCGAACAGGGACGATAAGTATGGCGAAAGAAGAGAGTCGCAAGACATTATTAGCAACATTGGAGTGTACACGCACGAATTCATGACAAAACACGGCGCGTCTCTTGATGATGCTAAGCACATGTCAGTGTCGCGGTTAGTGCGTGAGTCTTTGCTAAAAAAGCTAGCTCAAAAGAATATCAGCAAAATTGGCGGAAGAGACGTGGAAGAAGTTATTGTTGAAACTGGATCAAAAAGAACTCAGGACATCATACAAAGTAATTCTGCTGGCAAAGATAACATTTTATTATTTAATAATTATTTGGAAAGTATTGACGCTGAGCCAGTTAACTTTAACGAGTATGTTGCTACAATAGAAGCGGCCTCAACATCTCTTGAGGGCCCAAGCTCGTCGTACAACAAAAAAACTATAACGTACTACCCGGCACCTGAAGGATCAGTTGTACTAGCTACTAGGCACGCTACTAGCCCTAACATGCTGCTAAAAGACGGTGACATGTTGATCGTTCGGCACCCAGATGGGACACTTTGGCAGTACCCGGCAATTTCTACAGGTGACTATTCTTGGGGAAGTGAGCCGAACGTGATGACTGATAGCGGCCTGGCAGCAACTATAACGGAACTAAGACTGCCTGTTCCAGATGCACCAGACTGGACTAGCAAGCAGTACGTACCTCTTGGAGTTCAAAAATACCCGAAAGAAACACAGCAAATAGCAGCTATTGAAAGTATCAAAAAAGGATTAGCTGATAAAACGATATCTAAAAGTTCTGCTATAGCAAAACTAATTGAACTTGCAGGAATGCCGATAACGCTTGCTTCACGAGCTGCTGTAGTTACAGCGTTGGATGGAATGAAAGACGTAACAGACCCTATGACGTCTGCTGGTCAGCAATTAGAAAACATTCCAGCAAATCTATCGTCATTCATCGAGCGCATGGAAACTAATAACTACATCGCGTCTCCAGCAATTCTTGAAATGACTTCTGGAGAAGACATAGGATCAACTAGAGTAGTGTATTCTATAAGAAAAGAAGCAATAAGCAACGGGCAAGGCGGAAAGCAAATAGCAGTCATGGCAATGACAGCACTAGGCGGAATGTACTTTCCATTAGATCTAAAAACGGGACTAATTTTTGACACTGAAAAAAGTATTGGTATATTCTCAAGCCGTGGTATAGAGTATAAGATAAGAGGATTGAGCCCTTCCGAACAGCACAAGTTGCTGTGAGTAAGACCAACGACAGACGAGGCACTATAGTATGGTAGAGCAAAATAGTAAGCAAAAAACCAAGTGGCCTGAAGCGCTAAAAGAAGGCGACGTTTTGTACGCTATCATGGGAGATGACGCTGTCGTCGAGTACCTAGTCTTTTCAAGCGTTGATAAGAAAATGACATACATTCGCGATAACGGAAATTGGACGCGAATTAGAGAAACTTTTTTTGAAGAAGTTGACGACCCTAGCTTAGTAAATGAGCCAGTTGATATTTCATTTATAGAAGAATTTGACAAAAAAGAAGCAAACGGCGAGCAAGCCGTGTTGTACGAAAAAGAAAACGCTGTCACTGCTGCGGCGCCAGACGCTTGCCCACCAGCGACACAGGATATTGGAATAAATCTAAAAAATCGCAAAAGAGCGATCAATAGAGCGGGGTACGGGCCATTAAATCCTGAAGAGCCAAATGAAGCTTTCTGGCAAAACAAAGCGTCGCTTTGGTCAATTAAGCCAGAAGAAGCTAAGACAAGTCTATGCGGTAACTGTGTAATGTTCACAGTTACTACTAAAATGAAAGAATGCATCGCTACAGGTATTTCACAGGGTGGATCTAGTTCTTCCGACGCCTGGGACGCTATTGATGCTGCACAGCTTGGATATTGCGAAGCGTTTGACTTCAAATGCGCCGCCACGAGAACTTGTGATGCTTGGGTAACTGGCGGACCAATTGATGATGCGAAAGGTACAAATAACAGCAATGATTAACCTTTTTGGAACTTCTGGGAATTACTTACTATTTACTGATGGAAGTAGTGGAGTAATCATCGACACCGCTACAAATACAGTCGATGCGACAGGATCTATTGAAAGTCTGTCATACGCTATGCCCTGGGCAAAAGAAGACATCTCAGCAGACAGCGTGGCACACGAATTAGCTCATGGCGCTCTTGCCGATCTACGAGTTCAGTCTCTTACTGCTTCAGCGCGATTGTACACAATACCTAAAGCTGCACAAGAAGAAGCAAAGCGCGGTCTTGCATGGAGAAAAGAGCACAAACGTGGCGGAACACCTGTCGGTGTAAACAGCGCGAGGACTCTTGCTGCAGGCGGACAAATCGGACTTGAGAAAGTAAGGCATATTGCAAAGTACTTTCCTCGTCACGAAGTTGACAAGAAAGGCGCAGGATACCGAGTAGACGAAAAAGGCTATCCTTCAGCAGGAAGAATTGCCTGGGCGCTTTGGGGTGGAGACGCTGCATGGCGCTGGGCTCAAGCGATCGTAGAACGTGAAAATAAAAATGCAGTTACGTCAGCAGGATACATAAACGTATCAACAGAGACAGATTTGTACGCGCTTTCAATGTCGTACGATGCTGACCTCGCTGCGTTTAAGCAAGCAAGTCTTGCCAATGAGGGAGGACCAACGTTTGCGGTTCGTGTATCACGAGCAGACGACACTATTGACAGACTGTATTTAGTCAGTGAAGAAGGAGATGTTTCTGTCTGGGACTCAAAAGGTTGGGACAACCTAGGCCAGACTGATAACGACATTTTTTCCTGTGATAGGACACTAGATGAGCCAGAGTACTCTGATGCTTCGGCAGAGCACTATCTAATTGATCACCAATCTGCATTGTCTATTTCAGCACAACTGCAGCAGAATCCTTTTACAAAAATATCTGTGGCAAGTCTTGACCCAGAAGAATATGAAGTATACGCGTCAGGCAAAGAAGAAGTAGACTGGGATTTCATTGACGCGATTACAGCTGCCGGTGAAGAATCAATTGGCGGAACTACCGCTGGGCCAGACGATGGGTACACACCAGAGGAACGTTCAGCAAAAGCACGAAAGCAAGTCCGCGATAAAGGCGGCAAGTTTTCTAAAATGGGTGGCCGCGTTGTTGTCAACGGCGACTCAACAACTCGTGGAGCTATCACTGGCATCGACGGTGCGAGCGGGAACGTTGTAGTAAAGCTAGACTCGGGCGTTTCGGTGCAAGTGCCTGCTACTCAGACTCAAGATGAATCTTCATTTGAAAACCCAGACGTTCAACAGGGTGGACCATCTACTGGCGCACCGTTAGACACTTCAGGAATTCTTGGTCAGCCTAGGACGCCAATTGATAGGCCTAACGCAAAGATACCGGGAACTTTGCCAGCGTTGACTCCAAATGATCTTCAAAGTATTTTGTATAACTTCCCAGCGTGGGTAAAGCAACAGCGTGATGCCGCAGGCAGCGACACTTCAGCAGAAACTGGGCGACCTGTTGCAAAAACTAAAGATGATTACGCTAAAGAAAGAGAAGATTACTACAAAAAGCGAGAAAAAGAAACTGGCACTAAGTACGAGTTCCGTGAAGCCGACTTACGTGATCATCCGCTTACAAAAAAACTTTTTGCTGGGTCAAACAAGAAAAACAATTTGTACTACAACCCAATTAGAGGGTCAGCACCGGCAGACGCAGTAGCGAAGCCTGAGCCTCAAGGTATTGGTGAGCCACTAACGCCAGAGACCAGCGATGTTCAGCCGTTGTACATGGCAATCGTATCGCCAGAAGATCCTTCAGCGGTTTTTGATCTTATTTGCCTTATTCCAGCGAATAGCAAATCAGTAGTGCCAACAATTTTCAAGCGTGCTGACAGCAAATGGGTTCAAGACGACAAGATACTAGCGGACCTTACCTCAGCAACTCCTCCTCCAGTCGTGCCGCTAAGTGGAGATGCTCTTGACAGCACGTTGCAACAGCTCGATGGGATAGTTGCGTCGGCGTTGCTCGCAGAAGGTGGACTAGATAGGAACAGAGGAAACGCAGAGAAGCTACGTCATTATTGGCTATACGGTCGTGGCGCTATAAAGATTCGTTGGAATACTCCTGGAGACTGGACTCGTTGCTATCGTCACTTAATGAAATACATGGGTCCTCGTGCTAAAGGCTATTGCGCATTGCGCCATAAAGAAGCAACAGGCTTTTGGCCAGGCAGCAAATACAACATCGGTAAAAAGAACATCCGTGGCAGTGCTGCGCTAGAAGCTACGTTACTTAGTGAAGATGTCATCCTCGAGAAACTATTCCTACAAGCCACGGCCCAAAGCGCTCGAAACCGGGTTATCTTAGCTGCCGGTGCGTATGAAATCAATAGCAACACTGTGCAACCAGCGTCAACAGGCGCTAAGTTTTCAATACCTCTTGTAATACCAGAAGGTGTTGAAACTGGCGATGGCCGTATATTTAATGATAAAGCTATTACAATCAGAGAACTTCCACTGCCGCTTTTGTGGCAAATAGAAACAGCAGACGGTCATAACGGATCAGTAGTTGTCGGCAGGATTGACCACATGGAACGAATTGATGGCGGAATTGGCCTAGGAACTGGTGTGTTTGACACGAGCCCTCACGGTAAAGAAGCCGAAAGAATGGTTCGTGAAGGATTTATCCGTGGAGTTTCAGCCGATCTTGACAAGTTTGAAGCTGAAGAAGAAGAAGAAGAAAAAGAAGAAAAAATAGCCGATATTGAACTTGCAAAAACAAAAAAGAAAGCAAAGAAAATTGGCGGAGACAAAATCAACATAACTCAAGCAAGAGTAATGGCGGTTACCATAGTACCTAAGCCCGCGTTTGAAGAGTGCGCAATATATATTGTCAACTCAGAAGAATACGGCAATAACCAGGAGGAAATAATGGAAGCACTTCCAGACGGAATTTACATCGATGATGACATTGATCCAATCGATGCGCAGTCACTCGTAGCTTGTGGCATTTTAGCCGGGGCAATTCCAACTGTCCCACCAGCAGATTGGTTTGAAAACCCAAAGCTTAAAGGACCAACGCCGCTTAGTGTAGACGATCTCGGCCGTGTGTTTGGCCACATCGCATCTTGGCAAACTGATCATATTGGGATGTCTCGCGGAACACGAGCACCAAAGAGCCGTAGTGGATACGCTTACTTCCACACTGG